CCCTCAGACTCGAATTATCAAATGATCAAGATTGACTCCTTCATCATCAATCCGGAAACCAAGAACTTTGGCGAGATCATATCCCGCCCATCGTCGATGCTGCTGGACCAGTTCCTTATCTTTAATCCGCATGTCATATTTGCCCGGTTGGGGGATAATAACTGGATCGTTGTATGGGGTGGTAATCTCCGCAGCTTGAAGCGCCTTACGGTCCGTCCGGATGACTATGCGCTGCAGATAAAGGCAATAGAGGAGGACATGCTCAAAATGGCTATTTGGCACCAAAAACAGTTGAAAGATGCTATCGCTAAGAGAGAGGCTGACACCGCAGAAAATACAAGAAAGAAACGCCGTTCGCGCCCTGGTCGTGCGAATAGGATGGCAAGTAAGAATGGCAAGGCTCCGGGCCCGGCTGACGCAAGAAATGCTCGGCCAGAAGATCGGTGTATCGAGGGTGGAGATCTCCCGGATTGAAACCGGAAAAGCCGCGACCAATATCCGGCGGCTGGCCACCATATCTGCCGCCCTTGGCTACCCGATCCTATTTCGATTCAAGATGAAGCCGAGGCGTTATAAGGTCAAAACAAAATTTGTGAAAAAGAAAAAGAAGCAATAATTTCAATCAACTAAAACCCATCTTCATAATGAAAAATTTCATCATCGCTTTCCTGCTGTTCTTCTCCGCTGGAGCCTTCGCCCGATGTACTCCGGATCTGGACGCTTTTGCCAAGGTGCAAATTGAATCCCTCCAGATCCAAGACTATGAATGCGAAGATCCTTTCCTGGTTGCGGTCCCGGCTTTTGCCATCCAGAAGCATGTGCATGATCCCGGTCCGCAGGATGCTTGTAAGCCGCCCGCTATTACTACCGTTAAAAAAAGCGGCAAGGCTAAAGTCTACGATGATGCGAAATGGCCCGGAAAAAACTCGAAGGTCCGATGGTGCATCTAACCTGATACCAGAAACGAATCAATAATAAGATGAAGGGTCCCCCGATATTTCGGGGGATTTTTTTGGCCGTTATCCGATCTACTTGTAAATTTACAAGCGCACAAAACCACACATTATTATGGCCAGTCTTGAATGCAACCACCCGACCTGTTCCGGCGCACATTGCCGCCGGCCCAAGAAAGAAAAGGAGCCCTACCGGATCAAGCCGGTATCCCTGAAACGCAAAGAGATCAACAAGATCTATGGACCCAAAGCGGCCGCGTTCCGGGAAGCCAATCCCCGGTGCGTAATTAATTCTCCATGGTGTAAAAACCATGAGGCAGACGAAAAGGAGAAGACAACCGAGGGTGTTCACCATGTAAAGGGGAAGCACTCTACTCAAATGCTGCTGGATGAGGACTACTGGCTGCCAGCATGTAATCCTTGCAACAATTACATTGAATCACATCCGGAATGGGCAACGGCCAACGGATTCAAATTACCCGACTATGGTAGAAATTAATATTGAGCCGACCACAATTCAGGATGCAGCCGAGGATATGCTTGCGTTCATTATGACGGCACCGGAAGCACCGACTGATCCAGAGAAATATCCTCCGATTGAATTTGCGTCATGGGTCCACCGGCACTTTGGTCCGTTCTTCCGCAATTCGTGGAACCTATGGTGGTATCCTGGCCACAAAACAACGATCTGGCCTCAGGATAGGCCGAAGCTGCTGGAAACATTCGAGAAGAGCGGAATATCCAACCCGGACGATATTATTGTGCTTACGGCCGTATATGCGTGGAGCATATACCACAACAAGCCGATTCATTTCCTTCATTACATCAACCAATGCAAGGCTTATTGGGCCCAAAGGGGATACCCGAACGGCCTGTGGTCCAGATACAACAATAACCCGAATGGCGAATAAAAAGCATGTGTTTAAGGTTGGCGGCAAACCGATCAAGTGGTCCCCTGAGAACCTTGATGCGTATAGCCGGGCTATTGAAAAGCTTACGGTCCCAAAGGCCAAGGCTCCAGCAAGGAAGATCCAGAAGCCGAAACTGATAAAGGAGATAGAAGTATTCTTGCAGGCAAACAATATTGAGTACGAACTTGAACATGCCTTCATGGCACCGGAGCGCAAGTTTCGGTTCGATGTGGCGATAAAAAAGTACATGATCGCTATTGAGTATGAGGGATTGTTTGCTGAAAAACCAGAACACACCGGGAAGTCCGGACACACAACAAGGGGTGGATACCTTAGCGATCTGGAGAAATATAATCATGCCACAATGCGGGGATGGAGGATTTTGCGCTACTCAGCCAATAAGGAACAACACCGGGGATGGTCATCGCACATTTTTCACTTAATAAATACATATCATGAGCCAATTCAAAAAAATTGAAGGAAGCATGCGGGAGCATGCTCTTCGCAACGAAGCGACCAAAGTAGAAATTGAAATGTACACACGGAATTTGACCGAGGGCGAAATCGCTCTTGCAAAGGACAGGTTTGCGGCATTGTCAATGCGAAAGAGCCAGATGGAAGAGGAAAAGAAAGAACGGGTAAAGGAAATGAACGATGAGATTAAGCGGGTCGGCAAAGAGGCGAAGGATCAGCTTCTTCGCGCAATACAGCGTTGGGAAACTGTTACCGGGAAGGTTTACTACATCCCGAACTTTGAGGACGGCGTAATGGAAATGTATGATGCCGAGGGAGAACTTATCCATTCCCGGAAGCTTCATCCCGAAGAGCGCCAGCTTACCATTGATGGCTCACTCAAAGCAGTAAAATAATTCATCACTCATAAACCAACTATTATGAATCATCAGATTAACATCACTCCGACCGGCAATGATATTGCTTTTGCAATGCGGACTGGAGAGTTGCCTAAGATCCCTGTCCTTACCGGGTTTAAGTTAGAGAATGTGTATCTTCCGTACATTGCTCAATACATTTCACATCGGATCAACACGCCGCCGCATGATGAATCGCTCAGGAAGCCAGCAAACATTGCTACGGCGTTGGTGGTTGCAAAAATGCCCATGGGGCTTCAAACGCCAGTAATTACTTTTTACCAGGAGCCGGGTAATCCTTCTGCGGAAGTTGTTACCGGCGAACTGAAATTTTCTGAACAGTACATAACCTTTGTAGAGGAGATAAAGTTTACGAGGGACGCGCTTGTTCGGACACTTCGGGCCAACAAGAAGTATATTCCGGACTTCGATAATATCATACTGGCTGTAAGGACTTTTTCCGCAAGCATTGATGCAAACGTGTCTGCCGGGTCTGACAACAGGGCAAATAAGTCTTCTATGATCCTTAAAAATGTCGCCACCACCCTGCCGGAACAGATCAAAGTAGAGATACCGATCTTTCAGGGTCATGCGTTTTATTCTGCATGGGTTGATGTTTGCTTTGACGTATCGGATTCCGGATCAATGTCGTTTTGGTTCCAAAGTCCCGAACTAAGGGCTCTTGCCGTTGAAAAGGCTCAGGAGGAAATGAGCTTTACCATAAATAATATCATTGCCTCCTGCCCCGGAATCAACATCGTTTACCAAAACGTATAACCATGGCCATCCCAAGATTAAAAAGGCCTACCAATCAAACCAGCGCGGTCCTGTGGCTTTTTATCAGGAAGCGCACATGGACCCGCTGGAAAATTGAGGAGTGGACCGGATCGTCCTATCCCCCGGCCAGGATAGCGGATCTACGGAAGGCCGGAATCGTGTTCAGCGACATATTCAAGACGGGGGTGAATAAATTTGGGCATACCTTTAATTACCGGGTGTGGACAATGGAAACCCCGGCCCCTGAGGCAATCAAAATATACAACAACATCAATGGAGCAGCTTATTCTTCTACCAACAGAAAACCCGGAAACGACGACGACGAAAGATACGAAGAGTTCGATCTCGCCAATCTCGTCAGAGCCAGCGTCCTCCTTAAAGACATCGAAGCCAAACAAGGGAAAGCCAAAGGTTAGGGTTGTCTACCGGGAGCCGGCACTTTCTGATCGACAGAAGCGGCATAGGGATATGCTGGCGGCTTCGATTAAGATCAAGGAGAAGGAGTTCCAGGACTGGCCTACTCATATGGAGGTACAGGGGGCGAGGGTATATAAGCAAGCCGGGGATTTGATGGCGGCTTGTACTGAGTATAAGCAGTTGAAGAAACAGGAATCAGATCCAGTGTGGTTAGTTGGTAAGCAGTTTAATCAGGTTGAAAATCTTATTACACAATGCTATCGAAATATTGCTGCCAATATTCGATTCCTTGAAAAGCTTGAAATGCAAAAAAATCAACTATTGGACTTAATGGCTAGCTTATACGATGATAAGGTTTCTGACGGAGAGATAGATATTTTTGATCAAACTAATCCGGAGGAAGTATGGGTACAATAAAGCGACTGACGCACGATTCGTTTATGCCTGGCGGCATTCATTCCAATAAGCAGATGAAGTACGTCCCGGCGAAGTACCTGTTGTATCTGTATCGGAACAATATGTGTTCTGATCAGGTCAAGGACTACGTTTCCCGATATATGGATGAACTGCAGCGGGAAGTAAAAACCGATGGTGGCTGGTTGCGGGGCCGGGAAGATCAGGTATCTGCTCAGGCAGAGATTATTTTCGAGCAACTGGCAAAGCAAAACATGCTACGGTTCGACCTGAATCAGTTTAAGCAGGACTACCCATCGCTATTCAAGGTAATAATCGATACTGCCGTAAAATTAAAAACCACACAACCATGAACACGACCACGGAAATTGAAAGGTTGGTAGCGCCAGCAAAAGAATTTCTGAAGGCTTATTTTTCAGATGGGAAAGAAAGGAGGCCGTCCGACTTTGACGATGACATTATGGGTGGGCTTGATACCAGATTTTTGTATGATCGTCCCCCAAGGTGGAATGAATCACCATTTTGCCCGGCACTCGGAGAATTGGTGGAGGAGGGTGTTATAATGTTCAAGACAACCGAAGATGGCCAATACGTTTACTGGATGCCAAAAACAGAAGGAGCATGAATTTTCTGATAAAAAAGCGTGATAACATTTTCAACTACTGGAAGCCGGACCCGGAGGACCAGCTACGGAACACCGAGTTCCTGTCCTTTCAGGGGAAGATCCTGCGCTTCCTTGCCCCCAACCGGGTGCAAATGTTTGCCGTGTTCGCCCCTGGCGCAACGATCAGCTACTTTGATCACCGGAACTTAAAACAGCATACCAGCAAGTCCGAGATCGCGGTAGAAGTGTTCAACGACAATTTCTCCCACCCTGAGAAGATGATGAAGGGGATTGATCCCGAAAAGGATTATGTCCTCAATACCCTGACCGGCATCCCGGTTACGGTCGAGCAGTTGATGGAGGAGGCCGAGAAGCAAAAGAAGATCGCACTGGAGTACGAAAAATTTCTGAACGACAAGAAAAATCCTCTGAAAGTAGATGGAATTGCTGACAGTATCCCGGCACAACAAGGAAATTGAGGCTGCGGTCCTTGGGATGATCCTTGTGGATTCATCCTGTTTTGAACTGGTTCACTCTATCGTGCAACCTGACTGCTTTTACATTTCCGAGCATCAAGCAATTTTCAAAGCCATGGCATCGCTGGCTGCCCAAGGCACCGGCATCGAACTGCTGACTGTGGTGAACGCACTCAAATCCAGGAATGAACTGGATGTGATTGGCGGTCCCTTTGTCGTGGCAAAACTGGTGAATCAGGTTACATCCACGGTGCATGCCGAAGACTATGCCCGGATCGTATATCAGGACTATCTATCCCGGAGCATCGTCCGGATGGGGATGACCATGGCGGCTGATGGCCAGAATCCTGCCAAAGATCCCCTCCAGTTGGCCGAACAGGTCCACAAGGATTTTGAATCGCTCAGGGACAAGCTATACAGCGGCAAGGAAATCAGTTTCCAGCAGATCGTTACTGATACCGTCATTCACTCCCTGAAAGCCCGAGACAACGAAGGATTGGACCTTATAGGCCTGCCAACCGGATCTCCCAAACTGGACCGTTTTACGGGCGGCTGGCAGGCCCCGGACCTCATCATTATCGCTGCCCGGCCGGGGTGCGGTAAAACGTCCCTGTCCCTTGATCTGGCCCACCGGCTGGCAGGGAACGGGCACCCGGTAGGGTTTATCAGTCTGGAGATGGCTGGTCGGCAGCTTGTGACCAAACTTCTGTCCAAGGAAGCCCGGCTATCAGCCCTGCAGATTATGCGCGGTAATTACGGCACGGATCAGGTAGACCGGATGGCCAAGGCCGAGGAATCGCTCAGCAAACTACCCATCTATATAAACGACCGGGTTTCCGACATACATGAAATCCGGTCTTGGTGTTATAAGGTGGTAAGGAAGTTCGGGGTCCGGGCCATATTCATCGACTATCTGCAGTTGGCCGGGGCATATGCGCCTGGCCGGAGCCGGGAGAACGAAATAGCCGAGATCTCAAAGCAATGCAAGCGGATGGCGAAGGAACTGGACGTTCCGGTGTTCCTCCTCAGCCAGCTTTCCCGAGAGGCTGAGAAGAAGCAGAAGCCTACGCTGGCCACCCTCCGGGAGAGCGGTGCTATTGAGCAGGATGCGGATCAGGTGATCTTCATTTACGATGATCCGGATGTAGAATTTACCTACCAGATGGAGGATAGCGGGATGGCAAAGCCGGTTCATGTTGAATGGGCCAAGTATCGACTGAATACCCCTGCAGCTTTGAAAGCAAGATTTAACCGTAAATATTCCTTCTTTGATTTCGATGAACAGGAGGAATTACCCTTATTTTGATGGCTAAAATGGAGTACCCATATTTCAATTACAATTCCCGCAAGATGGTAGTCAGCGAGCGCATTACCATTGACTACAAACATAACTGCCTGCTGGAGTTAAATGGGGACCATGTGGAGGCAGCACATAGCCTTGAAGTGTTCCGGGAATACCTTTGGTCCGAATGGCCACTACTGGTCTTCCAGTACCGAATAAAAACGATTTTGATTTATAGCAGGAAGGGCGTTCCGGCCCCGATTACAACCTTTGATTGGGAAAGCATTTTTTTGGAAGCCTGTAAAAATAGCCTTATTTTAGAACGGTTTTTACACATACAACACAACAATAACCGGCATGCGTAAAAAGGGCGTTTCAAGGGATGTGAAGCCAATCATATCCTTGGACTCTATTGAGGTCGCAATGCGGCCAAACTTTTGCTGGATGCAGCATCATAGCCGGAGGTTTATGACTAATCCTACCTTCGAGGGCCATCAGAGCGTCGGCATTATCATCTTCATCAAGCTTGCTGAGTTGCATGGACATGATCCGGTAGACATTATGGATTACTTGGGGATTGAGCCAGACGAGTACCGGGAAAAGAAGTCCATGTTTGACGGCGAGTACAAGAATAAGAGATTCCAGGGCAAGGTTCATCTTGTCTTAAACGCTATCTCCAGACGGCATAAGTCGGATCTGGATATTTCTTCAATCTTAAAATTTAAAGCATGAAAAAGTTCTTGAACGTGGCAACACTTGTTGCTATTGGTGTTTTGCTATTTTTCGTGGGTGCCATCATCCATGAGAAGAACGTATTGGCCTACGAATATGCTCGATCCGAAATGAAGATCCTTGTTTGGATCTGCCTTGGCATTGCCGTAGTGTACCCGCTGGTTGCAGACAACATCACCATTGTCCGCAACGAGAATCTGAATACATTTTTGGTCGTGGTAATTTGGGGCCTGATGATTGCTTTGGCATTCCTGTTCGCCGGGTATCTTGAATCATTCGGAAATCCATACCTATGACAGTATTCACAACGACCAAAGGTCGTCGCCGTGCCCGGCCATGGTGGCTGATCCGACCTGTACTGCTGCCGCTGAGATATACATCAGTCGTTACGTTCACTCAGAATTGTAAATATTCGCTACCGGGCGAAGACTGGATGGACGCAAACAAGCTTTTGGGTGTCCGGCTGCTTACTTGGAAGAAAAACAGTTTCCGAATTGGATGGCGCTGGAATCCGTATGACGAATGCATTGAACTATGCGCTTACCGATATACCGATGGGGAGCGGTTTATCTACTGGTTCCCGGTAAAGTTCAATCGCTACGAAAACATTGTCATAACGCTTGCCTTTTCGGAGCCAGGGGAGGTCGATGTTTTTATCGCCAACAAGATCGCCACCCGGTTTAAATTCAACTGGACCAAAAGATCCAGACTTGGATTGAAGCATAATGTTTTCTTTGGCGGCAATAATCCCGCCCCTCAGGACGTTTCTATTTACATCACCACTTTAAATTAACACACACATGCAAGATCAAAACACGCCAACCGTAGAGCAACCGGAAACGTATGGAGAGCGCATTATCCGGTCGAAATTCAACCCCTCCGGCAGCGAGGATGTTCGGTTCATAAAAGAGTCAACGGCAGCCCTGATTGACAAAAATCGGGCTTCCCTGAAAGCGTATCTCGAAAAGAACACATCCCCGGAACTGGACGAGCAAAGGAAGGATGCGGCCAGGTGGTCCGCGCTGGCCACTACCTATTACGAAATGGCGGCAATGTTTGCCGTAAAAGTTGCTACTGCTCCTTAAAGTCAGTATCTTCACATTTCGGAATCCATAAGCAGCATTTGCGGAAATTCAAAAACCCCTGATTTCTATCAGGGGTTTTTCTTATATTTGGTTTCGCTTATCCATCGAGATTTTCTTCTCAACCGTCCTGGATTTTTATCCGGGACTTTTTTTCGCCCATTTCTCTTCCATCCTTCTGTATTTTTCTTTTGAATCGTAGCGCAAATGACAAGCTTGGCATAGTGCCTTGAGCCTATCCAATGAAACATAATGGTTTGTTTCATCGTGATCAAGGTGAGCAACAGTCAGCACGACTTTTATCTTTCTAACAGGCCTATTCCTACATTCTCTATTTGCATCTTTCTCGTTGCTGAACCATATCGATCTTAGCTTGTATCGGCCATCTGTATCCCTGATCGGGAAACGAACTGACCATACGGTTGCGTAATTTTCAAGACCGCACATTTCGCATTTCCCGTCTGCCCTTTTGATTACGGCTGGAACAATTTCCTTCTTCCAGTTTTCTGGATATTTTTTGTAGTCTATCGGCATAATCTATTACGGTAAGTGAATGAACTTTCCGGATATTCCGGATAGTATAAGCGATCTGGCATTATCTCGACCATATGCAATAAGGCATGACGGAGATCCTGCATTCCATGGCTTCCGGTCCCCGTCAAGGTGGTGGAACTTGATCCGGTTCCGGATGAACAGTATGCCATGGGCCTTGTACCAAACGTGATCGAAGAACATTTGTGTTTCCGTCCGGGCGAAGATCAGGACAATAGCATTACCATGCTCGGCGCATTTCTGGAGCCACTGGCCGGTCTTCTTTCCATATGGGGGATTGCAGAATACCCGTCCGGACCATGACTGGATCAGGCCATCATCCAGAACGGTATAGTGCTTGTCGGCCGTATCCCATGGCCGGTTGATCGGGCTGCAGGGGTCCAAGTCGAAACGCCCCAAGGCTTTTATGATGCCTGGGGGCGTTAACCATTCCTCTTTCCCACCTTTCTTCCTGTCGAATGATGTATCCATTAGCCTATGCTTTTCCAGTTCCTAAGGATCTTTTCAATAAACTCTTCGTCTGGCCCGTCTTCGCAAGCGGGTATGTGGCCGAAGAACATTTTTTGGTAGTTGACATGATCATTGCCCCTTGCCACCATCATGGAAGAAGCTATTGTCCATACCCTCATTGTGTACGAGGTAATTAACAACTGGTACTGGTTGCTCATTTCAATCCTATATGCGATGGTGGTAAGGGGCTGAGGGGAAATGTAAAATCCATGGTAATGATCGTCAAAATTACTAATGTACTCAACAAGTACATTTCCAGGAAAAGCCCTTTTGATTAATGCAAGGTGCTGCTCTGCTGCCAATTTGAGTTCTTCGTAAGGCTGGTCTGATCTTCTTTTCATGATGTGTGGTTTTATTTATTTAAAGCTTGTTCTGCAAATCGTACCGCTTCAAACCATTGTGCTGGTGTTGGCATTCCGGATCGTAGCCCTTCCTGCTCGGATAAATGAAGATGGACGAGCCTCATAAGTGCTTTCCGGATTTCGGATTCTCTTGGATCTTTTTGTATTTTGAACTTGGCTTCATGGCTGAAAACAACCGTGATCCGTCCGCTGGCAGTTTCAGCGTATAGCTTCCCAACTTCATCCCTCCACCACTCCAGAATATCATTGTCTACGTCCTCCAGCGTAAACGGACATTGTAGTGCATACTCCACCCCATAGATTCCAACGCTCGGATCTCCTTGGTCGGTGACATAACAAATTAAGTTGCCCATACATCATATTTTAAAAGTCTTGAAATCATGAACATTGTCTTACAGTAGATCGGAGATCGATATATACTCATTTGAATCCGAACATCGTCGTACCTACTCATCCTGTGCTTCATTCCTGAGGTGTTGGGTGTTAAGAATTTTGACGCTATAAGTGGCCATGGAAAGAAAATCAAGCCCTTCCTGCCTTCTTACCTTGGCCTTGATAGTTTCCATATCGTCGTTCTCATCGCAGCGGATTTTTGTTGTGCCGGAATATGATCCGTAAACAACACTTACTGTGTGAATTACCTGTGCCATAATTGGTTATTGTTTAGTGGTTTAGAAAAGACATAATTGGCCAGTCTTGGTGGCTATAACCGTTTCTGGCTCCGGTTCCTGCTTTACTGGATCTTTCCATCTTTTAACTGGAGGGAGGCCGTTGGCCATCCTTGTTGCATCGTATGCATCTATAACGGACTTCTCCAGAATATCATAGTTGATTTTCATCCATCGCTCAATCCTATCCAGCGCCCATATCATTGCATCCTGCCTTGATTCGTAAAGGTGGTCATAGTGCATGAAGGCTCCAGAATATGATCCGGTATCCTTTGCTTCAAGCTTATACCCGTATAACCATTGCCCGTTTGGGCATTCGTAAAGCCTTATTGTTATCTCGGATTTTTTGGTCTTGGCAATGGTAACCGGGACCTCCTCAGGATAGGGGCATTCTATCCAGCGGCCGCCGGCACTACACCTGAATGTCGTGTACCCGGCAATTTTGGCCGTATATATGGCCCTGATGCCCCATTTGATGATCCGCTTATCGTCGCATCCATCGTTCTCGTAATGAAGCCGGATGGCCTTGGCAACGTCTTTTATGGTTACTTCCTGCCATCCATGGTCGGTATCCAGTACGGCACCAAGGGGAGAAAGATAAGCCAGGATCGGGATGCGGACGTTATCGGGCAGGGAGTCAATTTCTTTTCGCTCAGGGCTCCACCTATTGGATGGGGGAGCGGCTGTGTCTTTGTTCTTTTTGGCCATGGTCGTGGTTTTTTTGTTTGCGTTCTCTACGGGTATTATTGATCGTGTCAATTACCCATGCTGCAGCGAATAGGGCAATGATTGCCCAAAAGATGATCTTTCCTATCATTGTGGTTTTCTTTGGGTGGTCAATAGCAATTATAGCCGTCATCCCGCCATGGTCGCTGGCCGTCGATGACGCAAGTATCATAGGCGTATGTCATTGGAACTCGGTAGTTCACATAACACTTGTAGCACTTCACATTGGCTTGCTCCTCAGCCTTCTCGCAGGAGATAAAGAAAAGGAGCATGAACAGGGCGGCTAAGGCAATTTTAATTTTCATTTTCGTTGTTCCCATTTTTGATAAATGCATCGAATTATCCACCAGAATACGGTAGTTATCAAGCACCAAAAAACTACATCACCTAATGCCATCCTAAAAATTCCATATCGTCCAAACGCCATTTATTTGCCTTTCCCTTATCCATGCTCCGGTTTTATAGAGGGTGAATCTTACGGCAGTTTTAACCCCGGAAACGGTATAATATCGGGTGAATCTATACATCCTTATGCTGGTGTCTTCCTTGAATCGAATATGCGGCCTTTCTGCCCCCGTCAACGCCTTATGGGCATCCAGCGTATCGCTTACCCTTGCCACCCCAACGGTGTCCGTCATGTGGATCGACATTGAAAATTCAATGATCTTGGAGTAGTCGATGGAGCATGTATCTCGGTCGATGTAGACGGTATCCTTCACCGGTCTTGTACTGTCTGGCGGTGGCAGTTCGCCTATTACCGGCTCGATAAAATACTGGCTATTGCCGAATTGGGAGGCAGGGAAGGTAACCGTGGGAGAATAGGTGTATGTCCCTCCGATCCCAGTATATTTCGGAAGCTTCATCGGGAATACGGCCGGGCTGGAAAAGTAGTTCCCGAACGGGCTGAGGTAGCTGATAATGTATTCCTGCCCGGCCGCCACCGGGATGGGAGAAGCGAATAGCACTTCCTTCCATCCGGTTGTTTCGTCCATGCTGGTTGCCGAGGCCAGCAAATAACCGTTCCTCCACAATCCGATCGATACATCGCCCCGAAATCCCCGGTAGTACCTGGCTCCGGTAACCATTGCATTCTGTTTCGGGACAAAGCGCAGCCCCAAGTTGATTGCCATGCCATCGCTGGTAAGCATCCCGCTATCCGGGGTCATGAGACCCTGAGCGGTCAATCGGTAGGCCAACAGGGACATGGCCACAAAAAACAAAAGGGCGATGATGATCTTTTTCATTCTATTTGGATTTTCTTGTTCGGCTTACTTCCGGAACCCTCCAAAGGGCCAGTTTTTCGGAATCGACATGCGGATTAAAAAGGACATTGCCATCCAGCTTGAATCCTTCCATCATTTCATGCTCTATGGCAGCCCTGTAAGCGGCATATGCCGTTTTAATGATCTCGTCCGTGGTCATGTATTCGCTGAGATACCACTTTCGGCCGTGCCATGTTTCAGTCGTGCCAGTTTTGGTGCATCTGGCTGAATACTTGACCTGAATATACAACCTTCCTCCCTTTTCCGGGTGGATGTAAATCTGGTCCTCAATAACGTGCAGGGAGAATTGCTTTTCGAGGCATTCTGCTTTGATCCGGGAGAGGATGCGGGTAACCTTGGGCATCATTTTGTTCATGGTTGTGTGGTTTAGTTCATATTGAAATTGTAGGTGCCTATGCTGGTCTTGGTCTGGCGCATGGAATAGTATCCCATGTCATAGGCCAAGGCTCCGCTGGCGAATAGCTTGTAGTCGCCGGAAACGAGGTCGATCTTGTCAATTACCATGGGGACATACCCTGCAGCCTCAAATGTCTTCGTTACGTCTTTTAGGGCGGTCACCGGGATGACGCAATGAGGGTTCTTGTTAACCTGAAATCCGATCTCCCCCCTGGAATTGATCATTGCCTGTTTGGCATCCTCCCCGAAGCAATATATAAAAGTGGTGCCGGGATAGACAACAAACATGATGATCTTGCGGTCCTGCAGGATTGGATAAATCTTCTTTACCTCTGTGCTGGCATGCTTGTAGACTTGGTAAAGCTTGTCGATGATGGACCAGTCGCGGTTGCTCAGGTGGTCCATAATTGGTCCGAAATTGTTCATGTTATTGGGTTTGGTTTTGTGGAATAAAAAGGGCCCCGCTATGGAAATAGAGGGCCGTCAACCATTTCTAACTTGTGAGTCCGAAATAAAGGTACGAGAGTGCTTTGAAATTTCAAAGGGCTGGATTGTATTTTTAGGCAAGAAGATCTGTTTCTGGATTTTCTAGCCTTACAATTTCCCCTTTTACTTCGTAATGGACGCAGCCTTCCGGGATGTAGCTTTCCCCGTCTGGATTACAATGAGGTACTTTTTTGATCGTTTGGATGAGCGCTTCGACTTCCTTTGCAATTTCATCCATCTGGTCCTGATCCAGTATCCCATCGTCCGGGATCTTGTCAATGGAAATGTCAAAGGTGATCCCTACCCTTGCCCATACTTTAATCTTTGCCATGTGTGTCGATTTTTCGGTTTTTAAGTTTACGTTCTGTGACTTGCTTCTTGTGGCATTCTATGCATAGGTGGAAGCGGCGCATCTTGAGTTTGCCGAAACGGGTATCTTTCTCCCAATAGAATCCGTATTTAGCATCCTTGTGCTGTCCGCAATATTTACAGTAATGAAGGTTTTCCATGCTCAATGGTTAAAATAGTGGCAGTTGAACTGTTTGTTTATGGCTCTGGTAGTCCTTGTTGGCCTCATAGAAGGCTCTGGAGAATCCCTTGGGGGTATTGGACCGGATTTCCTTGGTGCGGTCGGATTTGCCCCCTAATCGCATATGTGGGCTGCCCCACTCGTTCCCCTTCACCGGCTCAATGGGCATTTTCTTCATGTTCCGGTTAAAGTTGCCCCACAATCCGGTTTTCTTGGTGTATGCTTCCATCTGCAGGATAAAATCGCTTTCCTCCGGGGTTACTCCCTTCCCGTTCTTGGTCCGGATCTCGGAAAGCTTTTTCAGGTCTTCGCTGGATGGGGAGTTCCATCCGGCAAATTCCGATGGGTGGAAGTAGTAGGGGTTGTCCAGTCCTGTGAGGCTGCCGATCCTTCCAACCGGGTTTTCAATGGCCCAAAAGAATGTACCCTCATACTCCGGGTCGGTCGGCTCAAACACGTCCACAATTTTCATTACCTGGCTTACCAGTAGGATGGAAGCTGCGGTCTGTCCTGTCTGGTCCTTGATGTTAAACCAGCGGGCGCCGGAACTGGCAAAATCCGTGCATGGGACTGCAGCAATAATGCCGTCTACGTTCTCGAAGTTTTCAAGGCAATATTCCACGGAATCAATATTGTGGATGTCCATGAGTTCATCCAGTTTTATGTCCCATTTGATCACGTTCCAACCCGCTTGGAAAAACGGGTCGGACCATGTTCCTGAGTAGTCAAAAAGGCTGAGTAATGTTTTCATTCCGGATAGATTTTAACGGCGCTGGCGGGGGCCCCTGTGTATTTGCAAATGAGGTCCTTGGCTTCCTGTTCGGTCCGGGCGCGCATGGAATACCGGTCGTATCCCCTGCCTCCGCATTTTACTGTTGCCCGCCACTTTGGATCGGTAGCTGGAGCGCCGGTGTGAACGAATTTGAACGTGTCCTTTTTCATAATTACCAGTTGAAAGATTTCAGGGTTTTAAGGACAATTTTTTCTGAATTTGTAAGCGGAAGGTTTTTGGGGCTTTCCATTTGCTTTGAAAACTTTCCATCCTCCAGCACTTCGTCGGGGCTAAATGGCTGCGGGCTTACTATGTCTGATTCATCAAGGTCCCGGTTGTCGTAATCGACAATTACAAACCGAACATCGTCGGTATTTGCGGAGATAGATTGGATCAGTCCTCCTTCAATCGTGATCAATACTTTGGTCATGGCCTGTGGTTTTAAATTTCAATCAAGATACTGTACGGTCCCTGTACTTCCAAGGGAATTGTGATGGGCGGCAATATGCCGGGATGAGCGGTTAGGGGCGATATGGGCCCCCTACCTTAACGGTCTGCCCGGTAGCGGATACCACGGCATACCCATCAATTTTAAGGCGCTCATAGTCCTGGCGGATCATGTCATGGACCTGTTGATACTCGGGCTGGTGGTCGTATATCTTCATGACGAGCGGGTTAAACGTAATCCTGCCTATTTCTGCATAGCTTCCACGGTGTTCTTTCCGGCGATCCGTGTAAACGTATGCATTCGGATAGGTGCCGCAAAATAGGTCCGTAGCGGGGTTAAATGGCGGTGTCATGCTTCCTGAAAATTTAAAAGTTGAGTAAGTACAAAGCTTTCCAGTATGTCGAAAAATCCTCCTTCCTCAACGTCCGGATCGTCACGGAGTCTGCGGGTAAATTCCATAGTACACTCCATGGCGAAAATCCACATTCCTCCCTGTCCATGCTCGGCCATTACATCCAGCAGTTTGCATTCCAACGGATCGAGTTCTTCGCCTATCTTCTTAGCGGCAATATCACCATGTATGTCTTCTATGATGGCAACAACGTGGTAGTGGGTTTCCAGAAAATCCTCCAGTCCGTGCTTGCTGATAAGGGCTATTTGTTCCTGTGTCATGGCGTCATTGTTTGGTGGCTTCTAATTTTTGAACGAGGTGAATCCAAAGGTCGTCGGCTGACATTGCCGGGAGTTTATTCTCACGCAGCCATGCGTTATACAGTTCGGAAAGTACATTGTGGTGGCTCTCGTCCGTATCGTTCCACAATTCGGTAAACTGCTCCAGAATGATTAGCTGGCGGTCCGTGGTCTTATGCTTGGCTCCTTTTTCGTAATCGTATGGCATGGTAGGTATTTTTAAAGGGCAGGGTTTCCCCTGCCCCTGTTGGTTAATCAAAGGTGGGATGAGGCCCAATTATCTGCGGCTTGGTCAAGGGATGCATCCAGCATGTCCCCGCCATGGTCATGCTCAGGTTGCTGGTCTGCATCGGCTCCTGTCCAGCCGAGGGTGCGCAGGTAGTTCCGGGTGGCTGGCGTGTCCTTCTTGTACCACAATTTCCCGAAGCGGCTCCACCGAAAACCGTTCCTTTTCAAGCTATCCAGTACGTCCGGGTCCGGCTTCCGGGCGAACTTTACTTCAATCCCTCCTTTTGCCGGGTTGGAAGTTACCAGTAGTTCACCGGCCGGGTGTTCTTGTGGTGCGGGGATTGGTACTACCGGCTCCTGATTGGCGAAATTTTCTCCCATGGCTCCGGCTCTGGCTCCTTCCTTTAAGTCCACCTTCCTGATCCTCCATCCGGTGCCATGGTATCTTTCCGTGGATGAGATCCCGAAAGAGATTTCCCGGTTGCGGATTTCAAACCAGTGCGGGGTGTCGGCTATTTCCTCCATGTTCCGGGCTGCCTGTTTCAGTTCGTTCATGTCGTTCCGTGTGTACGGGGACCATGCGAGGAGGGCTCGGCGTTCCGTGCGGGTGGCGAAGTAGTCGCTATACAGGTCGCAAGCATCGACTTCGTAGGTGGCCACAATGGCGGCCGCTGCCCATGACGGGCGGGAGTCCAGGATTTCATTCTGCCGGGTTTCCTGTGCCAGTCGTTCCGAAGCTTCCACGATCTGCCGCTCCTGCCGTTCCCGTTGTTGGGCATCGGCCAGTGCGTTGGCTTTCTGGATGATCTCCTCCATCTCTTCCGGTGTTGCCTGAGTGTGGCTCTCATAGCTGGCCTTCACATCAATGGCCAATCGCTGGTACTTCTCACCGGCTCCGTCGATCTGGATGCAGGGAAAGCCGCCAAAACTGTTCCGCTGGCTGGATTCTACTACATAGAGGTCCCCGTTTTTCTCGAACACATGGCCGACCGGGGGGATAAACCGTACCGGGAGTTCGCCGGCCTCCAGTTTGGCGTTGAAATTGCGGATGCCTTGGTTCAAAGCTTTCTGGAGTGCGGCCTCCGTTGCCCGGCTGCAGGGAGTCCGGAGAAGCAGGATGTTCGGGTCGGAAAAGATGGCGATGGACCACATACCGTCATGGCTGGTGCCACCGGCTGCGGTTACGTCGATGGTCTGCGTTCTACTGTTTTTGCTGGCATAGATTTCCCAGTCATACCCGTTTACTGATACTTTGTGCTTTAACATGGTCTTATGGTTTTGTGTGTGAAAAATGAAAAAGAAAAGGACCGGCCGGGACCGGTCCATGGGCTAGGCTACCAGCTAATTTCCTCAATATACTCCGGGGTTACTTCGGACAAAATCTCGTTAATCTGGCGCTTCATTTCCTTCTCGTCGTTATTGCTGACGATGGCCTCCTCAATCTCTTCGCTGAGGTTGGCCATTTCGGACGTGTCCGGGAGGTCACTGAGGGATACTCCCATAATCCGCTGAACGTGACGATTGAGGAGGGTCCGGGCGGTTCCGTATGCTCCGTGTTTGGCTGCGTGTTCTTTGATGGTCATGGTACTGTGGTTTTAAATTTGATGTAATATAGGGCACGGATTAAGGCAATACAAGGGAATTGGGATGAACGGTCTGGTAAAATGATGAGCGGTTAATGAAGATCAAATACTTGTCTTTTGGTTACCTTTTTGCACATTTCAATCTCCCTGCAGTCCACGATGTCCGGTTCTGGCGGGTGCGGTCCTTCCACGATTTCAATGGCTAGTTTCTCGGCCGCCTGTTGGTCCTTGGCGGCTACATTGAACGTGTAAATCTTGGTATCTCTTACGGTGACTTCAAAAAATTGCTTGGCCATGGTCTTAGTGGTTTAACTGTTTCAAATAATGGTGTTGGTCCATGTCGTCCATCATGTCTATGATCTTCTTTAGTTCTGCCGGGCTAATCGGATTTGATTTTGGCTTTTCCGTTTCCTCCTCCGGCTGGCTCTCTGGAAATATGTCGTTTCTGTGAATGAACGCTTTAAAGAAAAGTTTTTCCCGCTCCTTTTGCTCCTTCTTGAATCGTTCCATTTCCTTCTTGTATGCCTGAGCATAGAAATGAAACTTGGCTTCAATCTCAACGTGCTGGCTCGGGGTTACTTCAATCTCTATGCTCCGGAACTTTCCCCGCTCGTTCTTCCGGGAATAGTAGGTTTTGATCCTTACCACGGTCCGCACAACTTGGAAGAATAGCGGCACCATGTCCGTGGGGACCTTGTACCATTTCCCGGTAGCGTGTTCATCGTCTATGTCTTCCATGGATATTCCGTGCTTTTCCATGGCGGCGTATAGCATCCTTTTTGCGTTCTCTTTCTCTCCTCCTTCTCCCTTATCGGCCAAAGCTTTTAGTTTCCTGAGGAGGTCCAAAATGCGGTTGTTGTCGGTCATGGCTGACTGATTTTGCTCGTTTGTAAAATGATGGCTTTGCCGGTGGCGGTAGTCCTGACTGATTTCGGTCCGCACATCGCAGCCCCCAAAATGAGGGATACGATGATCCAAAAAATGCCGGGGTGGCTGGCTGACTGTCTGAGCGGGTGCTGGTTGTACTCTTGGCGGGTCATGGTCCGGTAGTTGATGGGTCGGGCGTGTGCTGGTTTGCGGTCTTTGTTCTGCATGGTTATGGTTTTAAAGATTTTCGGCTATCCATATCTCCCGGTAGCTGGAGGACCGGGGCAGGGCGGTGGTGTGTTTGGCATCATTCAGGTCATGGGCAAAGGTTGCACGAATGGCGTGTTGGGCGTTGAATCCTTGGGACTCCCTTTCCATTCGGATGGCGAACAGGTAAAAACCGGCCAGTCCTTCAAGGGATTCAGGTCCCTTGTGGTCCTCCATGGTCATTAGTTTGTATATCCATGTGGCTCTGTCAATGGTAAATGGGTTGCGGTCTGCTAAAAATTGGAATGCGTCCATGGTTGTGATTTTTAAAGTTCGGAAAATTTGCTTTCTGCGTCGACCAGTTCTTGAGCAAGTACGTCTTTCAGTTCCCGGAAAAATCCCTCACAAAGGTCTTCCCATATCTGGTCTCCGGTGGCGTTCTTTACGATCCCGGAAATGCCGGGAGGAAGGTTTAAATGGTTGGCGGGTTTCCTTATCTCGCTGAGGGCATGAAGTGCCTCTTTTATCTTTCCCGCCTTGTAGATAAAAAAGCTTGCTGCGTTGTACTGTTCGTTGGTCATGGTAGTGTGTTATGTGGTGGAAAATAGCGGGGATTGCTCCCCGCCTGTTAATTAGATTAATCCTTCGTCGGCAAAGGAATAGTATCCGGTTCCTTGGCCTCCTACGATGATGTGATCCAGCAGCCGGATGTCGAAGTAGCGGGCGGCCTCCCGTATCTTAATGGTCAGTTCTTCATCTGCCCGGCTCGGTTTCAGGCTCCCGGACGGGTGGTTGTGGCAAAGGATCATGGAAACAGCGTTATGGGATAATGCCCGGCGCAGGATCGTGCGGGGATCGGCCACGGTCCCGGTTATTCCTCCTTGGCTGGTCTTCTCAATGGCCATGACTACATTGGCCCTATTGAGGTATGCAACGTGAAATTCTTCCACCTGCAAATCATTCAACCGGGCCTGAAAATGGCGGGCCATGGATGCAGCCCCCGTAATCGGGTCCACCGGTGCGGTGTCCTGCATATCTGCCCGGCGGCTAAATTCGATTATGGCGGCTGCACGGTGGGCAATTTTGGCGGGTATGCCATTGAGGGTCATTCCATCATATCCTGCCCGGCGAATGGCAGAAACGGTCGGGAAAACAGCAAAGAGGGCATTTGCATCCTTCTCGCCTAAAATAGCGGCAATTACTTGCCGGTCGGTCCTAAGGTCTGTGCTGGTGAACATGGTCTATTTGGTTTTGATGAGTTCGCAATAAAATGAGAGGTCCTCCGGGTCAATGCGGCCAAACCGGACGCTGGAATAAAAGCCTTGGCGGTAATATTGCTCTTTCCATTGCTCGAAGTAGCGGATCGCTGCCCGCTTGGTCTTGAAGTCTTCCATCCGGATCGTGAATCCATCAGGCGAAAGAATGTTAAACATGGTCATTGGGTTTGTGGTGAAAATTGCCCGGAATTTCACCGGGCTGGTCTGGCCGTCCGTCCTCCCGGTCAATATTCGGAAGGTAATAACATCACTCCATCGGCAAAGTAAAACCGGATACTGCCATGGGGAAAATCGGTGAATCCGATACGCTGAGTGACAATAGGATCGCCACCGTTCCCGTCCGTGCATATGGCCGTTATTCCGTCCGTGGTCTTGCTCCTCTTAAAATCCCATACTTGGAAATGTTCGGCCCTAACTTTCGGGTTAGTCTGGTGGCTCACTACTACATCGATCATCCAAAATGCACCCATGGTAGCGGCCACATATTGCACTCCGTCCGTGTGCATGGCTCTGCGGGTCCAATGGGGATAGTAGTGATCGGTGCCGGTGAATTGCTGGAGGGCTGGCTCGTCGTTTGCATGGCTGGTGGGCCTCTTGGTCTTTGTCAACATGGTATTTGGTTTGTGTGGTTAATGGCTCAATTATCTTTGCTGGTCAATGGCTTGTTGCATACATGGCAATATTCCTGCTCCTCTTCATAATCCGGATGGTCCTCCTTATAACTGAAACAGTTACCACGGGTGTCTGGCCCATCGCCTAAATTGCCATACTCTTTTATGGCCTCTGCTTTGGTCGGAAAACATAAACGGCAAAAATCTAGGGGATCGCTTTCGCTGGTATAAATTCTAGGCATATACTTTGGTTTTTGGTTTGAAAATAGGGCGGGATTTTCACCCGCCTGATCTGGCTTCCATCCGTCCGGGAAAGGGCTAGAATAGCCCCCGGAATTTGTTTACTGACTGGTCGGCTATCATAGCCTCCAACTGGTTAATCTTCGCCTGTTGCAAATCAATCGTTTCACGCAGGGCGCTAATGGCTCTGTTTGCGTTGTCGAACTTCTTTCCCATATCCATCAGGTCCTCGGCGGCTTGCTGCTTGCCTTCTTCGCTGCCGTCTAACATAATGAGGACGTAAATACCGGCAGCCTGTTCCCATGTCGGGGTCAGGTCGATTGCTTCTACCATCTGCCCGTTGTACTCTACCATTTTCGTGTTGTGTCCCATGGTCGTGGTTTTGTGTTGTTGTAAATTTCCACTAAGATATAGCGCAGGATAGGCCATGTCAAGCTATAACTGGACAAGCGGCAAAATAACTTGATGAGCGGTAAATGCCAGGGATGAGCGGTAAACGGGTATGATGAACGGTAGGCTATTTCCGGGGCTGCATCATGCGCATAAATTCGGCGCCTGCCATTAGGATCAGGGCGGCGTTTGGGTCCTTGGCCGTGGTCTGGTGGCTGGCCTGCTCCATGGCTCGGGTGAACTGGTCAATGGTCCCGATGATCTTCTTGGCTATGGCCTGCCCTATTGGGGATAGCATCCATTTATTCTTTGCTGGATGCAGGAAGTATTGCGGCCATTGGCGGCGAAGGCTATACATCCACCCGCCACCGTATTCTGGCCTCAGGTTAAATAGTGCGGACCATTGCCGGCCTGTTGCCGGTCGTCCTTCGTTGGCCTGCTGGGCATAATGCAGGGCCAATAACAGGCGCATGAATTGGGAGCGGTGGCCGATGGTCCTGCACATTACATCATGCCAAAGGAAAGCAGCGGATAGATAAGCGAGGTAATGGGATCGGTCCCGCTTGGTGTTTCTTCTCCCCCGCCTGAGCGGTTGGCCCGGCCATGGCGACCGGCCGAGGTATCCCGGCTGGCCCGGCTGGCGGGCTTGCCTTGGCCTCTTCTCTGGCTTCCTTGGTCCCTTGTCCTTTGCTCCCTTGGGTCTGCCCTTGGGCCTTTTCGGTGCCGGTTTCCCTCCGGTTTCTGCCATGTCATTATGTCCCATTTTTAGAGGATATTCAATAAAACGCCAATATTCTGAAATCAGCGTTATAACTGATTGATTATCAATCAGGAAATCTGCTAATAATTTCTATTATGTTAAATAGGATGTAGTTCCCCGCTATGACTCCTGCCCGGCCGGTGGCCATGTCCTCCCTTCCATTTGTCTTCCCTTTTGCCCCTATATATGGCAGCGTGCAGGGTGCTGGTCGGCAAGTTTTTTGGCCATCGAAAATGGACCCCACCCGGTTGCAGTTTTCGCGTTTCCCTTTCGCTGCGCGGCCCCCGGCTTTTTACGCGTTGGTGCGCCAGGTCAGCTACGGACTTCCGGGACCGTTTTTTTAATACTGGTTACAAATATGAATCTTTTCGTTGAAAAACAACCCCACCCGGTCTGATATTTTGGGTCCCCTTTTTGTGACAGTTTGTGTACGCGCCTGTTTTGGCTGGAATCCAATACCCGTAAGAGATACGGGTAGATCTTTGGTTCGGCTGCTGCAAGGGAAAATGTTACATATCCTTATTTGCCTATGGGCAAAAAAAACCCCCCTGGGGAGGGGGGAAATGATAGTGATCATTACTGAACACGACCGACTGCTTGAACAAAATTATTTTTTTGGTAGTTACCAGCAAAATTTTATTTTCGTCGCCCGGCTGGAGTTTATCGGGACAAATATCTACGTTTTGGCCAGTCGCAGACGCTGTAAAAAGGGTGGTTCCAAGCAGCAAGGGCAGTCCGAGGGAAGAAGCCCGGAACCTGGGGATGGGAAACCCCATAAGTCGCTTCCGAGTAACGGCCCCCCATTGGCCGGGACCCCACACTATACGCGACCGACTGCCGGCGACGCATAGCGGGAGGACTGCCGCCGGTTAACCCCCGGTTTTAGGCATCGTCCTGTCCCACCTACCGCTCCCTCTTGCCAGTAACACTCCCTACCGAGTAGATCAAAAAAAAAGATTCTCCACATTGCTTGGAAATTTAAAAGTGCGGTCGTATTTTGCATGCGCTCGTCCGGGGAGAGCATTACAAGTGACCCGACCAGGGGGCAGCGGAAATTAACCCACTATTTTTGGGGTCTGGATTTTTGAAGTACCCGCTGCCCTCTTAATTCCAAACCACAAAACGACAGATTATGTCTGCAGATTCATCAGTACGCGACACTCGCGGGTTTTTCCCGGAAGAACAAATTGCTTATGTATGCCACTCCGCGAACAAGGCGTGGTGCGATCTCCATGGAGATTTTTCTCAAAAGCGTTGGGAGGATGCCGAGGAATGGCAGCGCCAGTCGGCTATTGCCGGGGTAAAATTCAGGCTGGAGAATCCCGGTGCCAGCCCGAAGATGCAGCATGAAGCCTGGCGGCAGGCGAAAGCGGCTGACGGATGGGTGTACGGGGAAGAGAAGGACGCGGAGAAAAAGACGCATCCCTGCATGGTCCCGTATGCTGAACTGCCCGAATTTCAGCGCCGGAAGGATGCGCTTTTCGCGGCTATCTGCAATGCTTTAACCGGCGAGATATGACGGACGAGCAAAGGGCGGTGCTGGCCGCTGCGGTTTCCGAAATCCGGCATAAGGTGGTGGAGGCTTTTGAGAACTGCGGCGCCAAAGAGAAATACTCTGCCATCATTTCCGACCAGTTTACCGGGAAATGGTTTCGGCTGACATTTGAAGAGGTCCCCCCAAATACTACTGCTTGATGGCTTACGTTCACGATGCCTCCGAGGTTGATCCGCTATTGAAGGAGCGGCTGGCTGCAGAAGTGGCCCGGCTGAAACGGCTCCATCCGACCTGGAAGCGGGCACGGCTTTATCGGAAGGCCGGGGAGCGGTACAATGTAAATCTGGTTATTGAACCCTCAACCAAGGAAAAACTGACTTATGGAATTGCTGGACAACCGGGTAATGATACGCCCAATCAGAAAGGAAAAGATAACGGCCGGGGGGATCATAATCCCGGAAACGACAAAAAACATGAACCTATCGGTGGGGGAAGCCCTGTCGGTGGGGAAGACGGATTGGGTAAAGGAGGGGATGAAGATCTTGTACCTGGAGAACACGGGCAGCAAGATTGACTGGAAGGGAGAGGTCGTCCAGGTTGTTTTCGAGGATGACGTTATTGCCATCGTGGATGACCCCGATGCTATTTTCTAACCATAAAAAATGATCTATGCTTACTGATGTGATCGACTACTCAAAAAAAAATGCGCTCGGCAATTCAAATCTGAATGGCCCTGAGCCGCCAGAAATGTCGGATTCTGACATGAAACTGATCGAAGAAATTGCGAATTTGATTTATGGCCGTGGGCCCGATGAAGGCAACTGGCTTTTCGAGAAAATTGCTCAATCCATTTTGAGGATGAGAGAAGAAGAAATTAAGCGACTGATAGCTGGCGTTCAAAAAGCAAATGAGCAAATCCGCATACTGGAGCAATCTTGCGAACTGCTTGGAAAACGGTAAAAAAATGTTATTTTTGAATCCCAACAGGTCAAGTTGGTTTTGTGGTTTCGGGGTACGTTTGGTCGCGTACCCCTTTTTTTATTCCAAAATTTATTGCCATGGTACATACACCAGTTGATTACTGCCTTGTGAAGATTGACAGGGCTTTCCAGGACGAGATTATTACCGAGGGTGGCGTTAAGTTCTTTCTCGATACGTCATACCACCCTGAACATCATGCCACCATTACCGGGGAGCTGGTATCGGTCCCGAAACGGCTTGGGCCGGATTACCGCCAGCAGGGCAATTTCGTGAACATGGAGGCTGGCGACAAAATCTGCTTTTCGTATCTGGTTGTGTTCGACCGGGGCTTTGATGATACCGCGAAGCATTTTTACAAGGTCGAGGAGATTGAGGGTGTGATGCAGCTATGGGTGAACAATTCTTTCGAGAAAATCCGGATCACCCGGTTTGATGATATGGTGGCCGGGGTTTATACGAATGAGGCCGGGTTGCTGGTGGACGGCATCCAGCACAAAGGGCACCGTGCATGGGATGTGGTTCAGGCATGGCTTGGAAAATTCAGCCTGGAGGGAAGCGCCATCATAAACTACAACAATGCCCTTGAAATTGACGGAGATGTGTACTGGCGCTGCGACTGGCGGTATGTGTTTTTTAAAGTGGATCGGCTTGTGAGTGAATCTGGCGAGCAGCTTCGGCAGGAGATCACCATGGCACCGGGATACTGTCTGGTGTTCCCGGAATCTCGGCAGACTGAATACCAAGGAAGGATCGAACTCCTGCAGCCGGTGCTTTCAAATTACACGGCTGAAAGTGCCGGCCGCGTCATCGCCAACGGACCGACATTGTGGGGCCGTAAAGAGTACGGATTGAAAAATGGCGACAAGATCTTGTTCGATAAAAACTTCGCTGAAAAGTATGTCATAAATGGACAGGAAGTGCTTATTTTGAAGCATCGCTACATTATTGCGAAACTGTGATGGATCTAAAATTTCTTCACGACTTCCTGAATTTCATAGCTGACAAAGAGATGGGCGGCATGATCCCGCATGATGAGATTGATATGGCTCTTCATGTCACCAGCATTCAGCTATTCAACGACTACAAGAAGGTGTATGACCTGAGCCAGGACGCGAAGGATGCGCTTTCTCCGTTCATGCGAAAGAAGCAATATACCTCTTCCGCAAAATGGGAAGTTCCGCAAGATTGCGGTTTCATTCTTTCCGCGATCCCTCAATTCTACAATAACGCATTGGGTAAAAACGTGTACGGCGTAAATCGCCTGATTACCGAAACTGAGTTTGCATCGCGGATGAACTCCCAGGTCCGGCCGGTGTCGGCCACCAAGCCGATATGTGTTCAGGAATGGGGCGAGGAGAAGCAGGCCGTTGTTTGGTATCCTGCAGGAGAATATTCCGGGACCATTTTTTACCTAAAATATCCCACCAAGCCAAAATACGTTTTCACCGTCAATGAAACGACCAGGAAGGAAACGTACATAGAGGGGAAAAGCACGACATTCGAGTGGAGTGAGGCTGACATAAACCGGATCATCTACCGGGCGGCACCGATCCTGGGCTTAACCATTGATGACAATGCCCTGATCCAGTATTCCATGCAACGTAAAATGGAAAATGCATGACAAGGTATTATCTGGCTGAACAAGTCATACTGTCGCTCAAAGGGGGGAAATACCACGTTTCTTCCTCCATTGAGATTGATGATGTGATCGCGTACATGCGGACCATCATGCCGGGGATCGTCAAGCAGGAGTGGTTTCAGATGGCCAATGCCCCGGAAGGGGAAACGCTGCCGCAAAATCTGGCCCTGTCCCTGCATGAGAATATCCCGGTCGAGCCGAAGGGGAAACGCTGGATCTCAAAATTGCCGGTTATGCCGGTATTCCTGCCCCGGAACATGGGCGTGTTTGAAATTTACAACCCGGACGATCCGGACTGTGTTTACATCCCGATCCTTCCGGGCCTGTGGACCAGCTTCGTGAAAGACAAGCTGATCTCCGATGCCGGTGGCCAGATTTTCTATGAAACATACGGCAACATCGTGGAGTACAAGGTAAATCCGAAGGTGAACGCGGTAAGCATGAAGCTGGTGATTCAGGATATTTCATCGTATAGCGATAATGATCTCCTGCCGATTTCGGCCGATCATGCCAAGATCGCCATCGACCAGGCGTTTCAGTATTTCGCCAACCAGCGGCCCCCGGCCCCAATCTCCGATCCGACAACAGACACTCAATTCCGTAGGCAATGAGTTTTATATCGATTGACTATATCGCATCAAAATGGCTGGTGGACCGGCGATACCCGAAGCACTGGTATGTCGATGCCATCGGCTATATTTCAAACTGGCTCCGCGAATCGCAGCTTCATTCGCTGCCGATGATCGAGTCCCATACCATTACCCTGAACTCCTACAAGGCTGGTCCGCTGCCCTGCGGATACCTGTCGTGGGTCCGGGTGGGCATCAAGGACGGACAGTTTATCAAGCCGATTGCTGGCCGCCAGGGGTTGATCAATACCGTCAACACGGACGAAAACGGCAATAAGGTTCCACATGGAACATCGGAGATTACCGAGGAGGAAGGATACCGAATGTACTGGCTGGAGAATTTGGGGACCTACGGGGAAGATCTCGGCCGGCAGTACGGCGGCAGCGGGGATGATACCGGCCTTTTCAAGATCATGAAGGAGCGGAACGAGATCCAGATGGTCGAAACTTACACGGAAGATACCGTGTATATGGACTGTCTGGTGTCGCTGAACAATGCCAAATTTTTCTCCAAAATCGACGAAATGTGCCTCCCGGCCGCAAAGTCGTTCGCTGACTGGCAGCATGAGCGCAACCGGAAGACGCGGAACGAAACCGTTGTGAGGGAAGCTGAGGCCCGCTACCGCGAGCATATGCGTATCCTCCGGGCCAATATGTTCGACTACGGAATGGCCGACATTATCAATATCTGGTATCAAAGCGTAAAAGGGTCGCCTAAATGATTCCTATAAAACTGAGTTTTTTCAGCGGCGTAAATAATGATCTGGCCCCTCACCTGATGCAGGATGGCCAGTATATTACCATCGTCAATGGCCGGGTGCTTACCTCTGAAAAGGGAGAAATCGGGGTTGTGTCGGAACTTGGGGGCCACCTGGCGCTGAGTGCCCCGGATTCCGAGGACAAGCTTGGGGTATGCCTGATTGAGGATGTGGTCCGGCAGCGGGTTATCTGTTTTCGTTGCGATACGTCCGGCAATGGTAACCACGATATTCTGTGCTATGACGTTTTTGAGCAGACGTTTTATACCATCGCCAAAGGGGCTTACCTGAATTTTTCAAGCACCCGGCTGATTACCGCGCACATTATCGGGGATCTCCTGTTTTTCAATGACCGGGGCATCAACCCGCCGCGCCGGATCAACATGGAGGCCGGGATCAAGACTTTCCATCCCCTGTATCAGACCAGCCAGCGTCCATATGAAAGCCCGGACAAATACACCATCACGGTCCTGCGGAATCCTCCGATCTATCCCCCGGTGGCCTTGAAAGGGTACAATCCAGCCTTCCCGAACAACTACATTGCTGACCTGGCGCTGCGCTTTTCCTGGAGGTTTATCTACCGGGACGGGGAAGAAACGGTTTTCTCGGTGCCGAGCCATACCATGCTCCCCAACGTCAATTCGCGGGACAACCCTACCGATATTTTCAACTATATCAAGGTTGATATTCCCCTCTTCCAGAAAATCCCGTCCGATGTGGATCTGGTGGAAGTCGGGGTTAAGTTCGACCTGGATACCGGCTTTTTCATCGTCAAGCGGTGGGACCGGTCGGTAACGGCTGACGCTACCGCGATCCTGAACCACAATGCCGGTATTTCCGCGCTGACATACGACTTCTACAATGATACGGCTGGCGAGGCCGTGTCTGAATTTGATAGCATTGAACCGTACCACGATGTTCCCGAAACCGCACAATGGCAAGTAGTCGGCAGGGACCGCATCTACTACTTGGGGCCGGAGAATGGCAAAGACAAGCCAGAAAAAACGAGTATGACTACCGAAGCCATCACGGCCACGGTTTCCGATACTCCTCCGGTCCCTCCTGTTTTGCCTACCATGCAGTTCGAGCGCGACCCGGACGAGCCGGGCGGCGGCGGCTTCCGGTATATGGGGTGGATCTACTTCCAGGGGGCTCCTGTCGCAGGAAGCACATACACCATCATGCTTTCCGACAAGCAGTACAATGGCGGGAATCCCTTTGTCTGGATGCAGTACACGGTCCAAGCCGGTGATGACCTTGAAACCGTCATTCTGGCCCTGATCAATAGCAACCAGTTCAGCCCCGTAACCACTTACCCTCAGCCGGTGCCCAATTCCGTTCAGATCTACCTTGAAAGCGTTGTGGACCCGGACATAAACCGGTTTTCCATCACTTTTCTTGGTGTTTCCGGGGCGGGAGGATCGTCCGGAGGGACCTTATCGCCTGGTACTCAGGTTTTCAAGTCTGGCGCCAGCTTTACACCGAGCATCGTATTTTTTGATGAAGGCTTGCGGAATTGCGGGGTGATCCCGGCCGCGTCCTTTGATGTTCCTGAGCCGACCTTTGGCCAGACGGTTTTTGTTACCGCTCGGAAATGGACCCTTTCCAATCTGGATGCGCTGGCAGAAATTCCTTCCTGGGCAGTTGCGTACGCACCGTGCCTGACCCTGAACTCCCGGACGCGCACCTTCCTGCAGATCCGGCCGGCAGCCATCGGCTATATCGATAAGGACGGGGCCGATGCTCTGACCTATTCCGATACGCATACCGGCATTTACCTTGATCTGGAATCCCTGCTTGAATATGGCATGGGGTACACCTATCAGGCCGGGAACAAGGATACCGCCTATATCTGGCTGGATACCGGTGGCCAGCGGTTTACGGCCCGGATCATTGGTCAGGAAGAAAACCGGGTGATCTGCCAAATGAAAGATCTTGGAAACCTGACCGGCCGGACCGCCAAGGTCGAGATCTTTACTCCATTCCTTCGCCCGTCCATTGAACTATTTTACGAGCAAGGGGAGGTTTTCCCCATAGCCAATCCCGGCACGGCCAACCGCCAGTACACCACGACGGTCGGTTACTTTACCGGGGATGTGCGCCTGTTGAAGCGGAAAGCTGGAGCGTCCGATTACTATGTCGAGGCCATGAATTGCAACGACCTGACATGGAAGGACTGGCACACGGATACCGGTCGACCGAATACCGTTTTTAAGTCGAAGCGGGAGAAGCGGACCAATATCATCCAGTTTAGCGAAAAGCGGGTGCCTGGCACGACCATCAACGGATTGTCGCGGTTTTCGGTCGGCAATGAGGCGCTGGTCCCGATTGAGGCGGGTCATATCCAGTGTGCTGCTCTGTCGAACCAGGTTCAGTCCGAAGGATCGGTCATGTTCGTTATATGCTCCATGCACTCCGTTTCCGTCTACCTTGGCGAGCAGCAGCTACGCGATAACTCCGGGGATACCTATCTTGTCCAGTCCCAATCGGTGATTGGCACCATGAACGTGATGCGTTTCAGGAGCGGGACAGCCCATCCGGAATCCATGATTGAGCGGAACGGCAATGTCTACTGGTACGACATGGAGAATGCTCAGGTCTGCCGGTATGGTGGAAATGGGGTATATCCGATCTCGCGGGACGGAATCTCGCAAGATCTTAAAAAGCTGAGTGATGCCCTCCGGGCACTTTCGGATGCGGACCTTGAAACAATGGAGCCTGGCCAGCGTCCGTATGTCATCGGCGGGTTTGATCCATACCACAATGAGTACCTGTTGGCGGTCCCGACCGTAAGCGAAACCGGGTTTGAGCCTCCCTTGGAGGATTATGGCACCGGTACGCTGCCCCCGGCCATGCCCTACCCGTATGCCTTTTACAATGGATTTGGCGGGGTGCTGGTCTTCAAGACCGGTGATGATGACGGAAAGGGCATGTGGATCGGTAGCCGGACGTACCGGCCGGAATGTTTTGGGTCAGTCGGAAGCTTCTTGTTTTCTATGAAAGACGGGGAGTTGTATATGCATAATCAGGATTCGGCAGGGCTGAACAACTTCTACGGGGTGGCGTACCCTATGAAAATTATTTCTGTATGCTCCCCGCCAACCCCGACCAAGACGGCCCCGAAAGTTTACCAGGGCATCGCGGTAGAAGCGCGAAGGCCGCCATCCTTCATTCATTTCCGGACCGAGGGCGTTGATCGGCTTGGAAATTACTTCCACCAAAGTTCGGATTTGTGGGACATGAATTTTTACAATAAGGAAGGTAACTGGTATGCGCCGATCATGCGCGACAGGCTTTCCCCGAATGTCGATGGGACCTTTTTGTATAAGTCGTACATTGGAGATAAGATGCGGGGATCGTACCTGAAATTTATGGCCGAATTTTCCAACGACAATTCGCGCTCTCAGGTTAAATTTGTTTCAATCATACACGCGGAAAGCCGCGGACACAAAATTTAAGCATATGGCAATCGGTCTTGCATTAGCTGCCGCCGGAACAATTGCCGGCATTGTCCAGAAAGGAATTGCCGCGCGCCGCCAGCGGAAAGCTGCGAATAAAATCAACCCGGTAAACCCGGTGTATGAAGCTACCAAAGAAAGCGCCCAGGAACTCGCCATGGCCCGGCAGGCAAACAATGCTGATGTGGCTGGTGGTGCCGCCATGGAGCGATCCGCGTACACCCAAGGTGCCAATACTGTTGCGGCCGTCATGAAAGCTGGTGGATCTCCTGCCCAAGTCGCGGCCACCATCGCTCGGTCAAACATGGCCACCAATAAAGCCATGGCCGATCTGACCATCAGGCGCACTCAGCAAAAGCTTGCCACCATGGGACTTGTCCAAGGTGCCCTCCGGGCCAGAAGCCAGCAACGGATGATGGAGCATCAGGACAAGATTCGCCGGTACGAAGGGGATCAGGCCGCCAAGGATGCGCTCTACCAATCTGCCGATCAGAACGTGGCTGGTATGTTCAATGATGCCGCTGGATTTGGCCTTACCGCTGCCATGGGCGGCCTGGATAAGGGTGTTGGGAAAAAACTTGGTGGCATTTTCGGTAAAAGCATGAAGGCATCCAAGTTCCAAAAATCCCTCAAAGCCGCACAAACGGCCGGGAAAATTGTAGGCTCAACAGACTTCCTACCCGGATAATATGCAAACACATCCAAATACAGGACGCGAGAAGGCCGGGGTGCTGCCAAGAATGTTTGCCCCCGTTGGATCATTGTGGCAACAATATTCGGCGCAGAAATCGCGCGAATCTACGCTTGCACAACAGCGATTGAAAGAAGAGCAAGCCCGGCAGGATGCATTGTCCAAGTACGCGAATAGCCTGATGGACAAAGATCTTGGCACCGGGACCGCGATTGACCCGGTGATCACTCAGGCCCAGGCTGACGTAAAGCAAGTGCTGGCCGAGGCAATAAAAGCCAACCCAAACATGCGGATGGCTGATCTGGACCTTATGGCCGGGAAATCGGCCGCCCGGATCAAGTCCGCGTCGGACAGGATGAGGGCGCTGGACAACAATATCAAAGGGTATGCTGCCAGCCTGAACAAGATACCGGGTGTTTCCGGTAAAGATCTGGAGCAAATGGCTCGGTTTGAAATGCTTTATGCCGATGACGGGAAAGGTGGCTACCGTCTGAAAACGATTGAAGAGATCAACTCCTATGATGGAGATCCGGTTGCCGTGGCCCTTGAAAAGCATGCAGACAAAATTGTTACCAGGGAGGCGCTGGATACCCATCTGGCAAAGCTCGGCGCGGCACATAAGGATGTTACGGTCCAGTCTGAAAAGAATGGTGTTACTACCAAGAATTCCGTCAACGTAACCTATCTTCCCGGCCTGCATGATGTGAACGATGACGGGACCATATCTACCAAGAAGGAAATAAAGGATCTGTCTGGCGTTTATGCCAATGTCCTTCCGAATAAAAGCTTTGGGCCCATGGCATCAAGTGTGATGTGGAGCCCTGATCCCGGTGCCGAATTCTCTAAGAGCAAAAAACTTCCCTTCCCGGCAAAGTTCGCAGAATACTACCCTGACGGTAAAATACCTCAACTGGCTGCAGATGCATACGACCGGATTTTCGGAACGGAAGGCGGCTCTATGTATCTTGAAAAGGAACTGAAAAAGCAGTACCCGGATCTCGACAAACTGAGCCCGTATTATGAAACCGCGAAGCGCGAAGTAGCTTTCAATCTGGTGAAAGATTATTCGGACCGAACCGGCATCAAGACCAATGACATGCAACGGAACTCGCCATGGGTCACCAAGATACAACTCGGCATTCCTACCAGCAGGGTAACGAAAGGCGATGGCGGTCCGGGTGGTGGCATTGACGAGAAGCTGAATAACTCACCGCTGGCCATCGTCGCCCGCGCGATGAATGGCGAAACGTCTATCCTGGAAGGCGCAAGGCCAGAAACGATAACGGTCAATGGTGAGAAAAAACAGGTCATGAATTTTGCTCGCGGCCTTGCCGGTAACTTCAAGCTTCCCGATGATATATTCGGGAAAGGTGTTGAGGCCAGAACTGTTGCCGCGCACCCGGATGATCCGAATACTTTGCTGGTCGTATCTACTGACGGCCGGATGAAAACATTCAAGGGACCAGCCCTCAGGTCATTCTTCATAAACGTCGGTAAGCTTCAATCGCCGCCGATGGTCCCGGATGATGTTCAGAAAATCGTCAACTTCTACTTCAAGACTGGAGATACCAAAACGGAAGGATCTTTGGCCAGGTATAACCAGCAGGGATGGGATGAAGCATCTGCAAAGCTTGACCAGCAATACAGGCAGGAAAGGCTTGCCACATTCAAGACCCTGAAATCATTTGATGGGTCAAAAACAAAGGAGTTTGGAGAGTTCGCAAACAAGAGCGTTTCTATTCCCGGAAAGCCAGCAAAAACCATAAAATCGTTTACCTTTAAAAAGGGCGGGTGGTTCTCTTCGGACAAATATCTCTTGGAGTTTGCTGATGGAGAAAAAATGGAATTTACGAGCAAAGGCGCAGCAGAAGATTTTCTGAACTACATCAATTAAGACTATCATGCCAGATTGGAGAGAACAATTACTTTCTGATATATCCAAGATAAAAGACCGGGACGCTGTATTGAAAAAATATCCTCAGTTGAAAGGGGATAAGAAAATGCTCCAGTCCCTTTACTCTTGGAATAACGCAAAAGCATCTGGCATCCCGCCTACGGATCTTGATGAAATGTATCCGGAGGTAAAGTCGTTTCTGATCCAGCCCGATGCTGCTCCGGCTCCGCAGCCTGGCGCTACCGTTCCTCCGCAAAAAACAGTTCCGGTAAAGCCGGTCCAGACTGTTCCGGCACCGGCAGCAAATACCCCGAAACCATTTCAGCAGCTTGAAGCCTCTATTCAAAAGCATGCTACTATCGCCAAGGCTATCCCGGAAAAGGGATGGGGCGAAGATCTTACCAAAAAGATACTCGGCGGTATCTACCCGAATGTGGGAAATACAAAATCTGCGCAGCATCGGGAAATGATGATTGCCGAGGCCGACAAGGCTCTTTCTGAAAAGAAGTCGCTGATCGAAAAAACGAAGCCGCTGATTGATGAGGTAGCGAAATGGTTCTCGCAGGATTACCAGACCGCAAAAAAGAAATACACGGTTGACGGTACTGACATGGGTGAGATCCGGGAAGACGTTGTGAGGGCCGAAGCCCGTAATTGGGCAAAGCGATACGGCGGCGGCTCCGGCGTTGAAGAGATCTTGTTTGCGTCGGCCCTTGGCGCAATTCAGGTTGAGCAAGTAAAGCCGAAATATGAGGCAGAACTCAAAAGCCTGTATAAGCAGAAGTACGGGAAAGACATGCCGACTGAAAAGGAAGCAGATCTTTTCCAGAATGCTATCGTATCTGCCGCGAAGGATCAGGTAAACAAGCAGATCGAAAAATCCAGCCAGGAATTGAAGTTGAAGGTATCCCAAACATGGGATGAGCAATTCCGGAAGCAACTGGATGATTCGGCAAAGCGGTTTGGCTCCGATTCTCCTGAGTATAAAAACCAGTTTGCTCAGTCCGTTGCCGCAATAGGAAAGCTGGAGAAGCAATGGCGGCAAAAGGAGATCGCCAGAATCGAGCGGATCAAGTCCGAACTGGAAGCTGGTTTGAAGAAAAAGATTGAATCCTTCAATGCTGAGGAGCAAATGAGGATTGGTGCCATATCGGACGAGGCATACAAAAAAGCATCTCAGGCATATTCCGAAGCAAAAGGCGAGAAGAAATACCGCGAGGTTGCTGCCGCCAGCGACTTTTTTGGGAAGTCCCAACTGAACATTGGATTTAATAGGGCGCTTACCGGCCGGCTCCTTTATGGGGTGGCCAGCCTTGGCGATTACCTGGCGAGCGAAGGCTACCAATCGGCCGCGATTGACTGGATGCGTTCCATGGCTACTACCGGGGGAGAGCTGGACGTTCCGGACCTGAAACTCGGGTTCGATCGGAATCTGGCCATGGCCCTTGCCACAAGGACCGGTGGCGGTATTGGCTCGTCTGCCGTGCCCATGGGAGCCGCCATGCTGACTATGAATCCGCTGGCCGGAGCCCTTGTTTCCTATAAGATGGAAACGGCGATGATGGAGGCCGACATATGGAAAGAGCGTATGATGGCTGGAGATCCTGAAGCAAAGCAAAAGGCCGATAAGGCTGGCGCGCAGACCGCGATACTCCTGCCCCTTTATGTGCTTGAAATGGACCGCCTTTTCGCGGGCATGAAGAAGGGTGGATGGGTGAACAAGGCGCTGAACATTTATGCCCCGGAACTGGCCCAGGAAGTCCCTACGGAATACTGGCAGCAGTATCTACAAGCAAAGTCCTCCGGGTTTAAGGGGGATTTTGCTGATTTTGTTGCCGAGGACAAGGGTAACATTGCCCTTGAAACCGCTATCGCCACCATCGGAATGTCCACCGTATTTGCCTCCATGGGCAAAAGCACGGAAGCCGTTGGCCGGGCTCTTGGCCCCAAGGCAAAGGATCAGGCTATTATCTCGCTGGCGCAGCGGACGCAGATGGCCCCGGTGGATTTTGTTCCTACTCCATCCCCGTATAAAGGTCCGGACAATGACCCGGCCGCTCCGGCTGCCCCGGCCGGCACCGCCCAGGCGGTAGATCCTCAGGCCGCCACACCCTCAGTATCCCCGATTACCATGGTCAATGCCGCCTTGGAGCAGGCATGGATGAACGGGGAAATGAGTGATGAGCAGCTTGTCGATGAGAAAAAGCATGCTGAAATGATCCTTGCCAAGCAGGATGAACTCGCCAAGCTTGGTCTGGAGCCGGACATGATCCGGCACTATATCGGCCTGCAGGCTGAAATGGTCTATCTGCAAAACCAAATGGCTGCCGCCAAGGACCCGGTCCTGCAGGCGAAATTTGAAAAGGACATTGCCGCGATTCAGACGCAGATGGCCAAGGTGATCGACGACAAGATCGAGGAAACCATATTTTCTGTTACCACCCCCTTTGGAGATACCTATACCGCGACCGAGAAAGAATTGGATGAGATCATGAACAACCCCCTGTTTGGGGCCCCGGAAGATCTTGTCATTACCCCGATCAAGGGTCGGCTTACCCCGGACGAACAAAAGGTTGCCGATGCCTTAGCCGGGGCGAAGCTTCCGGACGGCCTATCCGACATGAGCGTTGAGAAGCTGGTCCAGAAGTTTGCCGGGTCGAAGGATTTCAATGAGCAACGGGAAGCGATAAAAATGTACCGGGATCAGCTTAATGATCCCCTGGGCCCAACTCCCCGGAAGCAAATGATCGCCGCTTTTGGGCAAGATCTTGCCGACCAGGTTGCCCCTCTTCCCTTTGGAGAGGTTGACAAAAAAGAGGTTGGTGAAAAACAGTTCAAAAACGTAACCGAAAGGCTAAAGTCCCGAGAGCCAGAAAGCTTTGAGGAAGAGGTTCTGCAAGGGTTCCTGCGTGATCTCCGTTTCTCTTCTGAGGACTTTACTCGGTATGCCGGGTTTGGCGGTAATTCCCGCTTGACGGGTGATAAAATTGGCGGCCGGGAAATGCGCCAGTACGCAATGAAGCGCCTCCGAAAAAAGTCGGAAGGCGGCATTCCCATTGACAAATACGTTCTCCAGCTTGCCGAAAAATGGGGCATTCCTCAGGGACAAGAAACGGACTATATCAATACGGTTATTGACCTGATATTGGAGCATCCGGGACAGGCCAGCGTTATTTCTCGGCTGGAAGCCCTGCAGAGCGGTGCCAAAACACAGGAAGAGTATGATGCCTGGCTAGAAAGAAAATATGGAAATGCGCAGGCCGCGAAGGATGCATTGGATGCCATGGATGACGACCTTACCGAGGATGTAAATGATGTAATTGAAAAGATTGACCAGATTACAGACGAAGAGGCAGAAAGCATCGCGGATGGAGCGATGAACAACTTCATCGACGAAAACGGGAACATCGATCTCTCCGCGATAAAGACATTCCTTGCCAGCGATGAGTTTAACGCAATGCCTGAAAAGGTAAAATCAATCATAAAGGAGGTTACAAATGGACTCGACCAAGCTGAAACAGACACTCAGGATGATGGCAATACAGATAGCAGCGAAGAAGAAGACCAAGACGAAGAAGAAACGCCGGAAGAGTTAAAAGACGCCTATCAGACCGAGAACTACAATGATCTGGTGAAGGCGTGGGAAAGCGGAAATAAGATATATGCGGTATCGGAACAAGATGAGGCCCCAACCCCTGTTACCAGTTGGGAAATGCTCAATAACTATCCCCTTGATGCATTGTGGATTGTTGACCAGCAGGCCGAATCTCAATCCGAAAATGTTGTTGCTCCCAAGAAAGAAACCAAGGCTAAGGTCCGGCAGGAAACAAAAACTAAGCTGGCTGATGAAACAAAAAAGGCGCTGGATGACTTCCTTGATGCCTTTGATGAACTTGGCAATCTTGGGTTTGCATATGATCCGGAAGAGCAAGCCAAAAAGCAATTCAAGCTTTATACTGCTGGCGCAAAGTTTGTTGCCGCCATGGCCAAGCAGGGCATATACCAGTTTAAGGATATGGTCCTTACCCTTGCAGAAAAGATGGGCGAAATACCCGGTGAACTTTTCCAGGCATTGAAAAAGGCATATGCTATGGCCTATGCTGATGATGAAACGGGCCTGATGGAAGATCCGAAGACATTGCGGACGCTTACGCTGGAAGACATTCTTGCGGAAAAGGATGATAGCAATGAATTATCTGGAATCGAAGCATTTAAAGAGGCTTTCCATAAGAATCTTTTTTCATTATGGGCTGATTTATCAATAAACCCTGATGCAAATCCCCGTCCATCAAACATTATTGACCTTCGGAATATGGCCGTTGAAGCAAACTGGACTGGTGAAAACGGACTACCGGCTACGGACAATGAAATATTTGAGGCGGTTGAATCTGTTTTGATCAGATTTTCAAGGGAAATTGTTGCCATGTCTAAGGATAACCAAAAGGTTATGAAAAACCTGATGACGCTTTATAAAGTTCAGCCAACAATTTCAATGCGAGATAGCGACAGGGTAATGCTCCAGCAATACTCTACGCCTATACCATATGCATACGCTGCTGGCGTGTGGATGAAAAACCAGAACAAGTATCTTGAACCAACGGCCGGAAATGGCCTCCTTACGGTCGCCTTGGACCCGTCTAAGGTCGATGTGAACGAAATCGACAAGACGCGCTTTGATATGCTGGCCGATCAGGGATTTTCATCAGTATCAAGCCGCGATGCCCTGGAGGGTTTTTCTGGAAAATATGATGGGATAATTGCCAATCCACCGTTTGGGTCAACGGATAAAATAACCACCCAAGACGGGTATCCTATATCCGAACTCGCGCAAAGAATTGTTTATGAATCGTTAAAAACGCTGACTACAGACGGGAAGGCATCATTTGTCATAGGTGGACATACAGAATATGACGAAAAGGGGATCATGAAGGGGCGGGATCGCTTTTTCTTTAACTACCTTTATGACAACTTCAATGTTGTCGATGTTATAAATGTAGCCGGAGATCTGTACGGCAAACAAGGAACCACATACCCTACCAGGCTGATTCTTATCGACGGAAGAAGGAATGTTGAAGGATCGCCAAGGAAAGAAACTCGGCATGCTCCGATGAAGTCCGTTAAAGGATTTGAAACGGTCGGACTGCAGGCTCCAGACGATGCCGTTATATCCAGCTACCCCGAATTACTTAACCGTGTCTTAAAACCTAAAGACTATGGCCAACAAATTGATATTCCATCCGGAATGGACACCGACAAGGGATCTGGCAACAATATTCCTGGCAACCGGCCCGGAGGACGCAACCAAGGAGGATCTGGTGGAAGAAATACTTCCGGCACGGTATCGAAACCTGGCAAAGGAGTATCTCAGGGAGGGGCACGACCTCCAGTATCTGGAAACCTATTTGCCGGAAGCGACGTTCAGAAGCCATCTGAGTCCAAATCAGGTCGCGCAGGAAATAATGGTAACGCCGCAGTTTTTGAGGGCCAAGGAAATGCTTTACCTCCAGGAGCCGGTCCCCGGCCTGCAGTTAGACCGGAAGTTGGCCGGACAAATTTACAGGGACGCAACGCTCCTGACGCTGGTGGAAGCTTTGCAGGAGTTAGAAATGTAAGCATCGAAAACCTGTCTTCCGAAAACGTAGAATACATCCCGTCTAGCAATATGCAGTTTGAGGTTGGTACGGTTATCCCGCCAAAGATGGCGGTTGAAGTGTATCGGCATCAGGACATGCTTATTGAAATGTATGGGAACCTTGCCGATTTTGTTCAATCTGAATTAGAGTACGAGCCGGATGAATTTGCTGCTGCTTTTTCTTCCGAACAGGTTGATGCTCTTGCAATGGCCATACATAAGGCCAAGATGGGATCTGCAATGATTATCGGTGATCAGACTGGTGTTGGTAAGGGCCGGATCGCTGCCGGCATGGTCCGGTGGGCAGTAATTAACGGGTATAAGCCGGTATTCATTACCGCAAAAGCAGATCTTTTTAGCGATTTCTGGCGAGATCTTAAAGATACCTTTAACGCACACCTTCGGTACTTTATCGTTAATAATCAAACTCCGGTTACGGAATATCACCTTGATGAGAGTGGTGATGAAGTTCCTGTTGATATATTCCGTTCACCAGAGAAGTCAAATCCAGACTACAAGAAGATTCTTTTTAATGAATCGGAAAATTCGCAAGATTCATTTGATTTTGTCATGGCTACCTATTCTCAGTTTTCTGGAAAGAAAATGGCCGACAAAATAGGGTTCATGAAAGGGATGCTCAAAAGAGGATTCTTCATAATGGATGAATCACATTGGGCATCTGGAGATTCAAATACTGGAGAATTATTCAGGGAAATGACTTCAAGCGCCGATGCCGGGTTGTTCCTTTCTGCAACATTCGCAAAGAGGCCTGATAATATGCCGGTATATGCTACCAAAACGGCAATGAAGGATACTGGGCTTGATGATGAGGCTCTTGCTGACGCGATATTGTATGGCGGTCCGGCGCTGCAGGAGGCAGTTGCGGCGCAGCTTTCTGAAAGCGGAGAAATGATCAGGAGGGAGCGCGACTTTAAGGGTGTTGAGATAGATTATATCCCTCTTGACAAAGAAGGAGAATCTTGGGGGGTAAAAGACCAGAGCGAATACCATTGGGATGTTTCCAGGAGAATGTCTGAAATGATGATGGACATTATCCATTTTCAGAGGCATCACATTCGTCCGTATCTTGATGGTATCCGCGAGGCGGTTAAGGAATCTAATCCAGAAATGAGTATAACCAATACTCCGTTTGCCTCAAAGGTTTTCAATATCAATAAGCAAATGCTTCTTGCCCTAAAAGCTGACGCATCGGTTGACTTGGCTATTAAGGAATTGAAAGAGGGGAAAAAGCCTGTAATATCCCTTTCTTACACAATGGAATCATTCCTGTCTGAGGAACTTGCCGTTGGTGATGTTGTCCCGAGGTTTGATTTTTCAAGTATCCTTATAAAGGGGCTTGAAGGAACTCTAAAAACAAGGACCCAAAATGGTTGGGGGAAGGTAACCACATCGAAAATAGATATTGCGTCGCTCCCTGAGGAGTCCCAGGCCGCATACTGGTCGCTCGTTAAAAAGATTAAGGACAATACCATTGACTTGAACGCATCGCCTATTGACCATATAACGCATCGTCTTGAAAAGGCTGGATATTCTGTTGGCGAACTTACTGGCCGGCAGACAAGGCTTGTTCCGGTTGAAGATGGAGGATGGGCAATGACGAAATTCAAAAAGAGGAACAAGATAGATCTGGTTAAGAAATTCAACTCAGGGAAGATTGATGTAATTATCATGAATCGTTCCGTGGCTCAGGGTATTTCAATGCATGCGTCATCGAAGTTTTCGGACCAGCGGCAGAGGGTGATGATTATCACAGAGCCAGAACTTGACGTAAATGATGAGATCCAAAAGCGCGGTCGTATTGATCGGGTTGGACAGGTTGTAAGGGGGGCGTATAGGTATCTTGTTTCATCAATCCCCGCCGAGCAGCGATTGATGATGATGTTCAAAAAGAAAGTAGCCAGCCTTGATGCAAACGCAAAGACAACGCAAACAAACAAGGCCAATGAAGTGAAGGTTGTTGACTTTTTGAATAAATACGGTGATCAGATTGTTGTTGATTACTTATTTGAGAATGCTGCACTTAATGATGAAATACTTGATCCGCTAAAAATATCAGATCAGATCTTTTCTGGCGAACGCGATTACAAGCCTCAGTCCGGAGATGCCCATAAGGTAACAGGAAAGGTTGCGCTGCTTTCTCCAGAAAAGCAAAAGCAGTTTTACGATGACATTTCAAATCGGTACACCGATTTGATGAATAGCAAGCTTGCTACTGGAGAGTGGGATCTTGAATCAGAGGTAATGAAGCTGAACGCAGAAAAGATCTCTTCAAATATCCTTATTGAGGGAAACAACAATAGTCCTTTCTCGCGCGACGTTATTCTTGATGAATATGAAATTGACGTTCCGCGCGTTCCGATAAAAAAGGAAGAGTTAATCAAAATGGTTAATGACGAAAAAGCCGGAAATGATGTTGCTGATTATACCGCTGAAATAATAGACAGGGTTGAGGAGTTTTATGAAAAAAGGAAAGAGGCCATAAAAGAAGATATTACAAAAAATCTACTTGAAAAAAGGATACTGATTGTTAATACGATAAGGGCAAAAATGACTGAGAAGAACGCCCCGGCCGAAGAGATTGAGCGTGCGGTAAAAGAGGCCGAGGAGAGAAATGATTATGAAAGGGAGGAGAAGATAAGGGCTGAGTTTGCGAAAGCTAATAGCTACAAGGACAGGCTTACTAGGTTTGCTAGGTTTTTCTACCCTGGAAGATCTGTCCGGTTCCCGGTAGGAGAAGGGAAGAACATGGTTACGCACCCTGCCGTTTTTGTTAAGATCTCGTTTTCGGAAAAAGGAATATCCGAAAGCGATAGCATATACAGGCTTTCTCCGTCTGGAGTAAAGTTCCATTTTGCCGTCGATAGCGAGATTGTAAGAGATCAGCGTCCGGCTACATCAAACGATTGGTTGTATGAAGCCATGATGAACTCTCAAATGGACTTTGAGAATAACCTTGATAATTGGGGCAAGTTTTCTGGAGGCTTAAGGAGGAAGGCGAGCATCGTTTCTGGAAACCTTTTGAAGGGGTACGGAACTGTTAAGGTAGGGCGCGTTGTGAACTTTACTACGAGCGAAAATGATATTGCGAAAGGAATATTAATGCCGTTTGGCGCTACTGCTGGAGAAGGGTTTAAGGGTAAAAGAATTGTTCCAATATCAAAGGCCATATCTATCCTTTTGGGACAGAGGGGTGCGGTATCTCTTGGCAAAGATGGTTTTTCTCTTTCCTTTTATGGGAAAATAATGAGCATAATCGTTCCTAAGTCAAGGAAAGAGGGCGGCGTTATATTCACCAATAAGGAAATACTCGACATAACCGGACCGTTTTATCAGAATGGAGGAAGCATGATTCAAGAGGTAAACGGTGAATCTTCTGCAAAAAAGGTTGGAGAGGTTCTTACAAAATTGGGTTTTACCGCCGTAATTGATGAAAAACACCTTCCCAAGTCAGATGGCAATATAAGCAAGCTTGTTTCGGCTCCGGCTGGCCAGCAAGTAATCCCATCAAGGGTCCCGGAAGAGTATATTTCAAGTACGCCCATTTCTCTTGAAGACATGGGTATTGGCCCGAATGATACTGCAGGGGAGATTGTTGACAAAATGATTTCCTATGGCGGTCCGTTTACCGAGATCTTGAAGTTCATACGGGCTCTTCCTGGATTTAAAGACATAAGCATCCAGCAAGTTGAATCGCTTGACGCAAACCATCCAGTTAGGAAAGTAATTGGTGCGCTCGCAAGCGATGCATCCGGCGTTTACTTCAATATGAAGGACCGTCCGGACACAATCGTAACAGAAATAGCGGGGAAGCCTATACAGGGTATTGTGGCTATTAATCAGGGTAAAACCAATAACGCATACTATACCCTTACGCACGAATTGCTTCACTTTTTGACCATCGATGGCATCGACTCAAAAGATCCTGAGGTCAAAAAGAAGCTTAAAAAGCTGGAGGACATTTACCTGTTTATGAGGTCTAAGCGGGATCGCTGGCTGATGGATGCCATGGAATCCTCTTCTCAGCTTCCTGGCGGGGACAAAATGCCTGGAAAGAATGTTGAACTGGCTGGCGCGCAAAAGGAACTGGATGGAGCCCTGAGGGAACTGGAATCGGCCAAAAAGGCTTTTGATGCAAAGAGGAAGGAACTGGATAAAGGAATCGTTGCTGACCAGACAGATCTTTTTGGAAACCGGAAGAGCGATACCGGCAACTCTCTTTTTGATGAAAGGGCATCTCAATCAGGCCGCGATGCTGCCATGAAGCCTTTCCGCGACCGGCTGAACAAAGCTGAATCGGAAGCCAACCGTCTTCGGAAAAAAGTCGAAGGTCTTTTGGCTTCTGGCGGCGTGAGCCAGGGCGATCTTTTCTCGGCATTCGGATTTGGTCTGCAGGAATCGTATGGCTTTACCAATTTTAGGGAATTTATGGTCGAATTGCTTATGAACCCGATGTTCCGGGCAAACATAAGCAACATAGCGGCACGGTCCGAAATGGAATTTGCGAATGCAATATGGGCTGGCGCAGATCCGGACAAGAGGTCTATTTTGGCAATGATTAAGGACTATATCCGGTCCCTGTTCAAATCCATTTTTGGAAAATCATCTGTAAACCTTAACTCCCCGCTGGTTGATCAGGCGGTTACGCTGGCTGAGGATATTTTCTTCTCCGGGGAAAGCATTGTTGACCGGGTGTACGATACCGAGGCGGGGAACTACTTTACCATATACAGTAACTACAATTCTGGACGATCCAGCCGTGGACCAGCATCGAAAACACTTTCTTTCTTCCCCGGATCTGGTGGCCAGGATACCGATTTCATCCTCAAAAACTATATCGCTCGGAAGGTTGTCGAGGGCATATTGTCGGATGCTACCATTTTGAATGTAGTTCAACGGCAGGGGATGGACCCGGTACAGGCAAAACAGATCATTGATCAGTACCGGAAGAATCCTCCCGGCAAAAAGGCAATGGCGAAGCTTTCTACGTTGGCCAGGGCTGAAAAAGTTGGCCCGGTAGAAGATGGCGAAAAGGAAAGGAAGCTGAATCGAATGATACCGGTATTTGATCCAAAGGGTATAGAAAGGATCAATGAGCATGCAACAAGGTATTTGCCGAAGTCAATGAAGGTAAGCATGGAAGAGGCAGACAAGTTTATTGTCAATATCCCGACCCAAGATCTGAAGGACTTTGCAACCAATGTTCATAGCGTCCTGAACACCCTTCCGATTGACGTTCAGACTGCAATACGGATCGCGGCAATCCTGCGCATGCAGAGCGAGGTTACTTTGCTCCGGGCTCAGGGCGATCACGCCCAGGCTGATCGGGTTTCAGAAGATAGTGCCGAGATCTGGAATCACATGACCCCGCTTTCAACCGAATTGGGCCGGGCCGTGAATCTTTACAAGCGTCTTATCTCCGACCCGGCATTCTCTAAAATGTCCATCCAAAACAAGTTCAGGGCGTTTGTGGCTATGGCCGAAAAGGCTATTGGCCGGAAGCTTACAGATGGGGAGAAGAAAAAGTTGTTTGAAATGTTCCAAGCATGGGACGCGGCCCCGGACGGAATTGGAAAGCAAATTGCCATGGCCAAGATTATGGCCTACATCAATACGCTCCGGCCGATTAATTTGTGGGATCTGCTCACAAACATATGGTACTCAAAAATCCTTTCGGGACCGGCGACGCACTTTACTAACCTGTTCAGCAATATCTTCAACGGTCCGATGGAAATGTTTGTCCAGTCGTTGGCCATTGGGAAGAAATACAAGTCCAATCCTGGGAAAATTGCCTTTGATCTGACCAAGGCTTGGTTCTCCGGGATAAGAAAAGGGTATGTTGAATCGAGGCACATTATGATTTATGGCCCGACGAAAGAGGAATCCACCAAGCTATACCAGAATCACCTTATGGAGGAACTGGACTGGACGAAGGCGAATATTCCGTCATTCTGGAAAAAAGTCCTGAACTCGCCAGTCCTCCTATCCTTTAATCCTAAGATCTTGAAGTATGTCGGCCGGATGCTGGCTGCAGAGGACGCTATGCTCCAGAATGCCGGTGAGCATTCTTTTGCTGAGGTTCTGGCGTATCTGGAGGCCGCGAAGTCAAACAAGGGTGCCGACAAGAAGCTTTTGAAGCAAATGGCTCAGGCCATGGTGGCCAGCGATTCCATTTCATATGCCAAGGCGCAGCAGCAGGCATTAGACGAGGCCGTTGCCGCGCTGGATATGCTCCGGGATATGAGGTCCGAGGCTGAAATAGCTGGTAACATGGCTGAGGTAAAAGCTATTTCCAGGGAGATTGCCATGTGGGATCGCCAGGTTAAGGGGAAGCATAAAAACATTGCATTCCGGAAGCGGGTGTATGAGATACTGGAGGCCAAGGCTACCGAAACAGAAGAGGGTGCCCGCATTATGCATGACGCGGCCGCAAGGGCTTCAAAGGTTACATACAATTTCCCTCCAAAAGGATTGTTTACCAGAACGATGTACGATGTTCTAATCTATGCCAGCGAGAAAGTCCTTCCGTTCAAGTTCTTTGTTCCGTTTGTCCGGATTGTTTCCAATCTGGTTGACAATATGATCAATTACTCGCCTGCAGGATTTGTAACGCCGCTTATCTCTTATGCCAAGCCAAGCGCAAATACCACAAAGGATGAAAAGGGAGCAAGGCCTTTAACCGATGAAGAGCGTACGGAGGTAATGATTAAGGCGATGATCGGAACTATTACATGGGTATTCCTTTACAATCTGGCCGTCCCGGACGGGGACGATGACGAGCCGTGGTTTTCTATTACCGGTGCTGGTCCATCCGACCAGGCGAAGGTATATGAGGCCCAAGAAACCGGCTGGAGGCCATACTCTATCCAGACAAGGGATGGAGAAACCATATCCTACAAGGCTACTCCGTTTTTCGCCCTTCTTGCTTCCATTGGTGCCATATCCGATGAAATGAAGTTTGGCAAAAAGGATATATCCGAGAAGGATATATGGGACAAAATGGCTATCTCGGCATCTGGATTCGTAAAGTCTATTTTTGATAACTCTTGGATGCAGGGGCTTGATGAGTTGCTTAATTCTGCCAAAGCAGAAAACCGGTTTGGTAAGTTGGATTTCAACGTGGTTGACAAGGTTACAAAAAAAGGTGTTGATGTGGCTGGCGCTTTTGTTATGTCTAACCTGTCGAAGCAGATCGTAAGGATGCACGACCGGATTACCGAAACGCCAATGAAGAAAGCAGAAACGCCATATGAGCGAATTATAACCAACATGCCGATTGTTCGGAATGTTCTTCCGCATGAGATAACCAATGTTTGGGGAGATCCTGTTGTGAACGAAACATATCTCGGGTTCCTTCCCCTGAGGGCCCAGGTAACAGAAAAGGATGACGTAATCTCCCTGCTGGTTAAAAACGGCGTTTGGATTGGCCGACCCAGGAACAATAAGGAGATTTATGACGGTGATGTACTTCGCCCGCTGACCAACGATGAATATTACAGGTATTACGTTCTGGCATCACAAAAGCTGAAGTCCATGCTGAATGACCGGGAAACTATTGAGTACATAACCGAAATGGACCGCGAGGGAAATTCGGACGCGATAAAGACATTCATTCAATCTCGCAAGCAGAATGCCAACCAGGAAGCATTTATGGAACTGTTTGGCAATAGCGGAATAAATTCAGAGTGGTAATGACAGGACACACACAACTATGCAGTATCGATCCATTTGCTCCAGACTTTGAAAAAAAGGAGTCGGTAAATGGATTGTGTTCGATGGCAATGTCCATCTGGTCTGGATGGGTTATTGATGTATCCGGGGAGGATGATGCCGATCCTGGGCCCAATTCGGAGATAATTACCAAGTATGGACACATGCCGGAAACGGTTTTTGACCTATTGAGGTGGGTTATACTGGTCTATGATCCGAGGTCCCCGCTGGTAAAGGACTATCCGGATCTTCCGACCAGAAAGTTCAGGGCCCTTGTAGCTATTGGTATTGACGAAAAGGAATCTGATTGGGACTGGCTGATCTTGAATCGGGACAAAGGGGTTACAACAATGATTACCGCATACATGCGGAATTATTGCAAAAGCCGATTGTGGGCAATGATTGTTGCCAATAACGAGGCTTTTTGGGAGTTCTTTTCTACGATGATCGAAAGGAATCAGGAAGGGGCCGATGACATGAATGGCGTAAACGCCAAGATTAAAACGTCCGACGGGATGGTTTCGCTTCTGGAGAAGATTGATAAGCAGATGAATGACTTTTATGGCGAGGATAAGGAAACCATAGCGGAAGGGGACGAAATGTTTATGAGCGTAGAAAAAATGGCCGATGTACTATCCAATAGAAAACGGTAGCATATTCGAGGTCCAGGGACTTAAATGCAACGTGCCTCCGGTAGGGTACGTTTGGGATGTTATCTCTAATAAGCTTGTTCATACCGGTGTTTATAAAAGATCCAGTAAGCCGACTGAGCAATATTGGGAGCGGTTTGAATTGCCTCCGTGGTTTAAGGATCGGCGCAAGAAGGAACTTCGGATGCAGGAAACGGACCCGAATTATTACGATCCGGATCTTGCTGAGATTATAAAAAGGGAATGGTTCCGCAGGCTGAATGGATTTTGGTTCTGGAACTATAACCCAAACAAAAAGGAAAGCGAGCCGTGCTATATTACCGGGTCGCATTATTTCTATGTTCAATGGTGGTGCCTTGATACTGGATACCCTGATTTCCGGATAACAGACCTTGAATACTACTACTTTCAGGCATATTGCATTGCAGATCCGTACTGTCTTGGCATGATTGAGATCGCAAAGCGTAGGCACGGAAAGACGTTCAAGGGCGGTCTATTTATCTATGAGTACGTTTCCAGGATGAAAGAAGCCATCGGCGCACTTCAATCTAAAACAAACATTGATGGAAGAAAAGTATTCAGAAAAGCAATCGTTCGACCGTTTAGGAAATTACCATATTTCTTCCAGCCACACTATGACACAACTACTGGTAAAAGCCCTCAGAAAGAACTTCGTTTCATGGCTGGCAACATTCGTGGTAAGCTGGCCGAAACAATTGATGATATTGATGAATTGAACTCCCATATCGACTTTGGGCCGAGCGATGAAGAATACTATGATGGCCAGAAGATCCACCGATACCTTGGGGATGAGGTTGGGAAAACAAAGGTAGTTGACGTTTATGAACGCCACCAGATTGTCCGGTATTGTCTTATGTCCCCGGACGGGAAGGTTCTTGGGAAATGCCTATATACTACCACGGTTGAGGATATGGGCAAGGACCAGTTCTCCATTAAGAAATTCAGGAAGCTTTGGGACAACTCCAGCCAGTATGAGAAAGAGGAGAAGGGTCAGAAATGGACGAAGACGGGCCTTTATCGTTATCTGGTAAAGGCGTACCGCTGCCGGCATGTTGACAAATACGGGTACGCCAATGAGAAGCTTGCGCTGGAAGAAATGATGGAGGAGCGCGCAATACATGCCGATGATCCTAAGGCGCTGAGTGCGCTTATCCGAAAGGAGCCTAATGATGAGGGAGAAGCTTTCCGGGTAGACGCTTCCAGGTGCCACTACAATCCGAACATCCTTTACAACAGGCGTGACTATCTTACCATCCACGATTCGTCAACATTCTATGTTCGGGGGAATTTTGCATGGAAGGACAATAAGCCGTTTACAGAGGTGGTTTTCAATAAAAACCCGAAGGGAAGATGGCGCGTTGCTTTATTGTTTGGCGACAGGAAAGAGGCGAATAATGTCCAAAAAAGAGGCAATTTGTTTTTCCCAGGGAATAAATTGCGATTCATAACGGGGGCTGACCCGTATGATCACGATATTACCGAGGATGATAGCCGGGCAAGTGATGGCGCAGGGGCTACCCTGCATCGGAATGACAGGAAGAGCCCGTATCATAAAGACTATGGAATGTCATTCGTGTGCATATACTTGGCAAGGCCGTCAAACGCTGACCTATATTACATGGACATGATTCTCCAGTGCTGGTATTATGGATCTCCATTGATCTTTGAGAGCCAGAAGCCGGGGATCAAGAAGTTTTTTATTCGGCACCGGATGGAGCCCTTCTTGGTTATGGTTCCGGGATATTCTGATTACGGCATTCCTTCAACCATTGAGAACAAAAACGAGATAGTTTACGCTACGGAAAACCTTATCGATAATCATTCTTCAAAGATATATTTCATCGAATGTATTGATGACTGGTTGGAATTTGACATAAAAAATACGAAGCCATTTGACTTGTCGATGGCAACAGGATGGGCGGCAGTAGGTGATAGCATTTTGTTGAGTACGGAAAAGAAGTATGATGATCTTGTTGATATACCTATGGTAAATTCCCTGGAAAGCTATTTCGATGAATTTGAAATACCCTCAATAAACAGAAGATAATATGGAGTACACAGGCAATAGTTCGGCTTACCCGGACCACAATATAGATCCAGAGAAAAAGGGTCATTCGTTCCATCTTGATTATGCGAAAGCCATGTGGAACGATTCAATGAACTCGTTCCCGAATACAATATTCTACCACAATGCGGAGAACTATCGCCTGATCGACCAGTACATGACTGGAGATATTCCCATTGACAGGTTCAAAAAACTGCTGAATCAGGACGCGGACGCAAATACCAGCCCGCTGGCAATCGACTGGACACCCCGGAGATTGTTTTCCAAGTTCAGGGACATTGGTATTTCAAAGATACTCCAGCGTGGATCGAATATCCGGGCTACCCCAATCGACGCTATCTCAAAGAATGAGATTGATGATTACTATGCCGAAATGAAGGCCAAGATCGCCCTCCGGCAGGCCATGGAGAAGCAGGGGGCGGCTGAACTGGTTGATGGACCGGAACTGGCAAAGGGTGCCACAAATGAGCCGGAAACGCCCGAGGAACTGGAAATGCACATGGAGTACGACTACAAGCCTGGACTGGCGATGGAGTGCGAACTTGCCATCGATGTTATTTTCAATGACAATAACATCCACACGGACCAGCGGGAATTTGCCGTTAAGCAGGCATTTGACTATGGTGTTGTTGGGTATTGCGATGGGCATGATAATGACGGAAGGGTTACGGCATCTGCGGTTGACGTAAGGAGGATTATCACCAATTATTGCCGCAAGAAGGATTTCTCCGACATGATACATTGGGGGGAGGTCATTCGCGTTCGGATTGCTGATCTGGCCGACATGAGGAATGAGAAAGGAGAGCAGATCTTTAGCGTAGAAGATATAAAGGAAATCGAGAAAGTTAGTCAGATACAAAGCATCAGGGATACCAGCGCGGGAGAAACAAACTCAATTGGACCGAATAAGGGCCATGTGTATGTGTTGCGGTATGAGTTTTTCACATGGAACACCCAGGTTTTCCGCAGGGATATTAACCCGGAAGGTAATTTCATTTTCAAGGATTCAAAGTACGAGAATAAGGACAAGCCGGAAACATTCATCATGGATGGGGTTGTTCACAAAAAGTACATTACTCGTACCAATCAGGCTATTTGCGAGGGATTCTGGATCATAGATAGCAATTTCGTCTATAACCATGGATTCCAGAAAAACACTAAGCGTAGCCTTAATCCGCGATCCTCTACACGGACTTCCCTTTCCCTGCATCTAATGGCTGCAGATCTGGTAAACATGAAGGCCTATGGCATTGGTGAAAGGGCTATCCCGCTGATTGACGAATATCACCAGATAATTTTCAAGGCCCAAAACCTAAGAAACCGGATGATCCCGTCCGGGTATGACATTGATCTGGATGCCCTGGAGGATGTTTCGCTTGTAAAAGGAGGCACCCCAATGCATCCAAAGGACGTACTGAAGTTCTTTTTCTCTACTGGCATATTGCTTTCGAGGAGAAGGGATGTGGCAGGCAACCAGAATGCGAATTACAAGGCGGTAAACGTCCTTCAAAATTCTATCGCAAACGATCTGGCGGCTTTATGGAACGACATTGCTAATGTGGTAAACCAGATGCGGGACATTACCGGGCTGAATGAGCTTACAGACGGATCTACTCCGAATGCCAAAACGCTGGTCCCGGTTGCGAATATGGCCTATGAATCAACAAACAATTCCCTGTATCTGTATGCCAACGCTGAAAAGAGGGCGAGAGAGCGCCTGGCTGCCGGCTGCGTCATGCGCCTGCAATCTTCCCTCAGGAGGGGTATTGTGTACGACGGGTATGCGTATTCTATGGGCCGTGAATCGCTGAGGTTTATCAAGATCTCCTCCGATGTTGGATTCCGGGAGTTTGCCATCAAGCTGGAAGACCAGCCAACGGACGAGGAGCGCCAGTTGCTTGTCGCGGCCTTTACCGAGAAGAAGCAGCAGGGGTTGTTGACGGAAGAGGATGTGATTACGATCATGGAAACGAAAAATCTCAAACAGGCTTACCGGCAAATGGCATACAAGATCCGGAAGCGGGAAGAGAAACTGCAGGCCCAAAAAGAAAGGGAGATACAACTTAATGCTGAGGCCCAAAAAGAATCGAACATTGTCGCTGAATCGGAAAAAAGGAAAACGCTGAAAGATGAGATTGCAAAGAAAATGGCACTCCAGAAGCAAATCGACAACGCCAAGAGAAGGCTCCAGTATGAAAAGTTTCAGCAGGACGCATACATTAAGTGGCTGGAAATTTCCGGGAAAGATGGTAAGGAAATTCCTGCCCCGCCGATGCCTGACCCGGTTTTACCGGAAGATGGAGAGGTTCCAGAAATAGGAGAGGAGGAAATGGCCGAAGGTGGATCTGAGGCCGAATACTCCGAAGAGGAGCCCATGATGTAAAAAAAACTCCAAAAAAGGCGATCAGGTATTTACTGAGATATAAATTTGAAACATAAAACCAAACACATGGACAAGTACATCAAGAAGTCCCGTACTGTTGTGGCTGCAGAACAAGTGGCTTTCACGGACGAAGAAAAAGAGGCCGTTCTCAGGAAGCAGAACGTGGCCAAATATGGCGGCATCGTAAAGGTTACCCGCCCTGGCGATAATGGAGAGGATGCTTTCCATGTGGGCCTGTCGGTTGATTACTCTTTTGTGCTGGTTCCGGAAGGGGACTACCTGGTTACAGATCTGGCTACCGGCAAGCGGTCTGTATGGGCAAAAGACCATTTTGAGAGGGAGTTTGAGCCCGAAACAAAGCCGGAAGAGTCTGATCCTGTTACCGATGGCGAAGGTGGCGAAGGGGATGAGAGCGGCGAAGGGGATGGGGACGATCCAAAGGTAGAAGAGAAGACTTCTGGCAATAAAAAGAAGAATCAATAATCCAAACACATACACACAACTATGGAAGTAGCAAACATCAATTTTGACGAAGTAAAGCAGGGAGATTTCCAAGTAGTCGATCCCTTGGCAATGCCTTCTGGCCAGCAATCTACGGATGGCGATGGCCAAGGTCAGGCGCCGGCAGGCGACGGAACTCCCCCCGCCGGTCAGGCACCGGATGCGCCTCCCGCCGGTCAAGCACCGGCCACCCCGGCACCGGCCGGGCAAGACGCTCCTCCCGCCGGTCAAACACCCCCGGCCACCCCGCCTACTAGCCAACCGGCCGCCCAGGCTGCTCCTACGGACTGGAAGGATACGCTCAAACAGTTCGGCTTCAATGATGATTTCATCAAGCTGGCTGAGTTTGCAAAAACAAAGGGAGATCTCACGGAGTATCTGAAAGTCAAGAGCGCAAACTTCAAAGAAATGGACCCCATTTCGCTGGTGCGCATGGAGTTTGACGAAAAGTATTCCACCCTGTCAGCGGAAGAGAGGGAGGTTCTGTGGGATGTGGAGGTTGTTGAAAAATACAATCTGGACCGGGACAGGTTCCCGGAAACGGACCGGGCCGCTCAGGCCGGGATGATCAAGCTGAAGCTTGAAGCTGATCGCATCCGTCAGGACAAAATCAAGTATCAGGAATCTTTTGGGGCCCCAAGCTATGAGGACCCTGCAGTAAATACCGTGAATCAGGTCTTGGACAGTATTAAATCTTCCCAGGAAATGTCGGCGCTCCTGCAGAGCAAGACGCTGCCGTTTCAGGTAGAGGGGAAGCCTGTGTTCAATCTACGGGTCGAAGATCCGGATGAACTCGGGAATATGTTCATTGACCCCGATAAGTTCGGCGCGCATGCGTTCGACGAAAATGACAAGCCAAGGGTCCAGAGGATGCTTATGGCTGCTGCCATTTTGAAAGAGGGGGATCTTGTCGTTAAAAAGATCTTCGAGGCCGGTGTCGCTGCAGGGAGAAACAATCAGTATGAGGTAACCGAAGATGCCCAACAGTTCGGTGGTGGCGCTGCTCCGTCCGCTCCTGAGGAAAGCATTTTTGAGGCTTTCAGGAATCGCGGCAGGCTGGTTGAGCCGAACAATTAATTACAAACCCATTAAATTCTCAAACTATGGCGTACACACGCGGGATCACGGATAAGAAGTATATCTCAGCGATCCCTTTCATGGACCAGCGGGAGATCCTCCCCCAAGTGTCAGACATCCACAATGATGCGGGTCTGACCGACATCATGGTACTCGGCAAGCAGTATAAGCGGGCCAAAATGGGTACTTATCACAATTTCGTGAACGAAGCCCTGTATGTTCAGGGCGATACCACCGGCGCAACAGTAACCGGATCAGGTACGGCCACGGTAAATACCGCCCTGACTGCCGGCACCTCCGGTTATGTCCGGGTGGGCGATCTGGTGAAGTTCATCAACGCTGGCGGCAAAATCGGTCTGGTGATCGCGGTAACGCCCGGCACCAACGATGCCCTGCAGATCCAGTCTGTTGACGGAACCACCATCACCCACGTTGCCGGGGAAAAACTGTCTTTCTTCTCGAATGCATACGGCGAAAAGTCCAAGGCCGCGAGCAACAGGAAGACCGGTGTTACCAAATATCTGAACAAGCTGCAGATCTTCCGCGAGGTAAATACCATCACGGACGTTCAGAAAGCTTCTCCGATCGAGGTAACCTACAAGGGACAAAACCTGGTGGTCTACAAAGACCTGTATGAAAAAGCCGTGAAGCTGAAAGGCGACATTAATGCGGCCGTGATCATGGGCGAAATGTCTGCCACCTCCTGGGATGATGCAAACCCCGCACTGGTTGATCCGACCAACAGCGGCGCCGTTCAGACCACCCGTGGTTTGGACTCGTACATCATCGGTCAGGGTGGCATCGACGATACCGTAGCCTCCCTGGGCACATTCGCGCTGGCCGATGCCGAGGATATTGTAAACCAGTTCGTTGCCAAGAAAGCGCCAAAGAGCCACTATGGCTTCCACTCGACTGCCGTTGGCATGAAGGTGAGCAATATGCTGAAGGCTCTCGGAAGCGCCGGCACCATGCCTCAGCGGATGATGATTCAGGGTCAGTCCATCAACTACGATGCGACCGAATGGACCTACGGCGGCCACAAATTCCAGTTGACGAATTTGCCGATCCTTGACCATGTGGAAATCATGGGCGGTACGATCATGGCAAAGTCGATCTATTGGGTTCCCACCGACCGGGTTAAAACCCACGGTGAAGACGGTGGCACCCATCCCCGCATCCAGATGAGGTACTGGCCCCATCAGATCGCATCCAACACCGGCACGGAACTGATTGCTGAGTGGCATGGTGGTGCAAAAGCACCTACCGGCCCGAACGGTGATCCCGAAGCCGTGTGGAACACCTACTGGCTGACCTATCAGGGTCTGGAGTGCCTTGGCCTCCAGCACTTCGGTCGGACCAGGGTGATCAGCTAATCGCTGGCACATTTCCAGATAAAACGGGGGAGGATTTTCCTCCCCCATATTTTAACACACACAAAAAAAAGACATGAGAAAAATTGGATCGCTTAATGCGTTTTCTGAAAAGTACCTGCAGAAGTTTCAGTTGAAGCCCGGCCAGGTTGTTGAGTACAAGCTACTGAACGGGAAAAAGAATGATGACCCGGATACGGCCAAGCAGCGGCCGATGAACTATCCAAGGACAACTTTCAGCTTGAAAGGCGCTGAGGCAGGGATATTCGATACCGAACTGAAAAGGAGGATTCCATGTGGTATTTTGCGGTCATACGATGTTACTGCTGCTGGAGAAATTGCAAATGCCGTATGGGAAAAATACATTGTTGATTCTCCGGATGGCGTATTTGCGCTGGTTGGTGGACAGGGGATCAACGATGAGATCTACTTCATGTTGGAGCATCATCCGGAAAATGAAGCAACTCCTCAGGACCCGAATTTTCCGAAAAAATTCAAGAAGATCGACAAGGTTGCTGATTCTAAGGCGAAGATCCAAAAGAATGATCAGTTGCTCGAAGCCCTTGATTTTATCAAGCAGCTTGAGGTATCTGAAATACAAGAGTTCGCGCAAGCGTCTGGATGGAATGCAAAAGAAGATCCATCTGTTCTTTATGCAATGATGCAAGAAATGGCAATGCAGGACCCTGCCAAGTTCCTTGCTCGCGCCAATGATCGTCGTACCGCAATCATGGCGCTGGTCCGCAAAGCATTGAGCGAAAATGTGATCGGGTATTCCCCTGTTCAGAACAAGTTTACATGGGCTGGCACCGATGATGTTATTGCTCAGTTTGAAAAGGCTGACGGGGTGGTTGCAGAAGACATGCTCGCGGACTATCTCTATACCGGCGGCAAGGAAACCGAGGCAAAGATGAATCAAATGAAGCGGGCCTTGGGCCTGATAGTCGATAAAAGCGACAAAAAGTAAGTTGTGTGTGTTTTGGAAAACACAGGCCCCCCGTTTCTACGGGAGGCATTTTTGAACCTTTTATTTAGAATATGGAACTGCCTGGCGTTGACTTTACCGTGCATATCGATCAATCCGCAAAGACAATGCGGCTTGCTGACAATGGCGTATATGCGCCGGGTGTTCAGTCTGGCATAAAAGGTTACTTCTCTGTCATTCAGCCGGATGGCATGGAGATTCCGGGAAGTGCGCTAAATCCGTCTGTTGTATGGACCGGACTTTCGCTTACCTACTATGTAATAGGCCTCCGGCTGGCCATTGACGGGTGCATCCAGAATGGGGAGTATAAGGTTTCATACACGGTAAATTATCCCGGATACGACCCGACTACTGTTACCAAAACATTCGTCATTGACTTTCCGGCAATAACATTGGATGTTGTTCCGGATATGAACGTCTTCATCCCGGATCTGAAAGTAAGGGACAAGACAAACTATTCCAGGGACGGATATACGCACTCTATTTTGAGGAATTGGGCATATGAAATTCTCAATGTTGCCCCCAAGGTAGAGATCACCACTCCGCTCGACTATGTAGATCTTTCCTACAACGGCGAGTATTATGATGCCTACTATAATGTTGATTTTGCAGCCGTTGTAACCTATGTGAGTGTTGCCAACTCTTGGCTGACGATAGCGGAATCGTTTTCTACATCACTCCAGACATTTGCCCAAAATCCCGGAAGCTTCGAGAATCTTATCAGCCGGCTTGAATGCCTGAAATCAAAGTATGATTCATATAAGTCTGGCTGCGTAGAATCGGAGATATACCGCAATAAATATTCTTTCGCATCTTCCCTTTTCCAGCACCTTGTTGATCTGGTTAAAATAGGTGACGCATTTTCGTCTACCGTTCTGGAGAACTACATGCAGGCCACCGAGGAATGCTCCAGCGGGGCTTATGTTCCATCAAATACGGTCATTCCCCCTTTCGACATAAATGAAATTGTCGTTACCCAGGGGGATGTTGACATGCAGAATATTGGCGGTGAGGAAGGGATATACAAAGACTCTGTTGGCACAAATCCTAAGGTATTCAGGCTGAAAACATTGAAGACGGCTGGCCTTATGGTTATCACTCCAGTCGGCGATGTTCTTGAATTTGAATACAGAAACAAGGACATTTTCATCGAATTTGCTGATACATCAAGATCTTATGAGGCGGGAATGCTTGTGGAAAAGGCAATCGTCATTCCTACTGGAGGAGGACTTATGAATTTCCGTATAGGTACTACGCCTGGCGGGGAGGAACTTATCATGTCGCAGCCCATCCCTCAGAACGCGGTTAGGTCGTTTACCATTGACAGGTATCAGGAAGTCGCGCAAACTATATACTTTTCTGGAATTAATGCCGAAACGAAGATCATTGTCATTCTGGACAAGGTTTTGGGCGTATATTCTGATAGCGGATTTGATACAGGGAACGGGATGGGGTCCGGCGGGAAGCTTACGGTAAATGCGTCTACCGATGTATCTGTTCCGTTTGATACCGGATTTTATGTGAAGCATGCGGTTCTGGTGCCATCCGTTCCGTTGTCCGCGTTTAAGGTCGGCACGACAAATGGAGGAACGGAAATCATAAATGAAAGTTCAATCCCTGCAGGAGCATCGTTCCCCATAAAGATTGATACCTACTGCGAGATACCAAAAACCTTTTATTTCGGCGGCATAACCGGTCCGGTAGTTTTAATTGTCTACTATGAATAGGATTTTGTCTTTCCTGCTTTGTTTTCTTTTTGCCCAGGCTGCGGCACAGGATATTAACGCGCAAGGCCTTATGGAGCCGAAAAGGCTATTCCCGAGGGAGAACTTTGCGCCTCCTATTGATACTGTAATCCCCCCTGCTCGGCTTGGAGAATTAAGGTCAAGGCCTACCGAAGGAAGGGTTTATATGTGCGTTTCATATGTTGGTCAAAGGTGGATCTCTATTTCCGGAGGAGGAGCCTTGCTGGTTGACAGTTCCATTTATTCGACCATCGCTCAGGCAAGGAAGATCGTCGGAGATTCTGTTGTAGCCGCTCATATATTTAACAATGGTGTAACGAGAGATCCATCAAACCCGAGAGTAATTCAGCTTGGCGGCGCTTTGACTAAATCGACTGTTATTGGAGAGGGAGCGGGTGTATATTCTACTACTTTCCGGGATAGCCTTATCACTAATGATCGGGCTTTTTACATTCAGCTTCCATCCAGTTCGACACCTATGCGGTGGTGGGCTGGTATGGGGCCGCTCAGGGATACCACTACTGTTGTATTGGGATGGAATGTCGGCCGATCCCTTTCCAGCCTGAACAGGTCTGGAGTTTTTATTGGGTCAAATGCTGGATCTGGTGCAACTTCCGGATTGGGTAATGCGGTTGTGGGATTTGAGGCAGGCCGGGACCTGACTACCGGCCAGGTGAATACATTTTTTGGATATAGGGCTGGACGGGGAATGACAAATGGATTAAACCATGTTGCCATCGGCCCTTCCGCTTTGCTTAGTTATACGTCCGGTACTTCTGCCTCTACAAATATGATGGCCTTTGGAACCGGATCTTTGCAGTTGGTTACATCCGGCGGCGCAACTACTGCTATCGGATATTCTTCAAATAGCAATGCAACTTCTTCTACTGAGAATACTTCTGTTGGGCACCAAGTTCAATGGCAAGCCCTGACAACAACCGGCAACGTAGTGGTCGGTAAAGATGCGATGCGCGAAGGCCAGGTCCAGCTTTACAATACAATATTGGGGACGAGGGGGCTTGTTGGATCAGCCAACTCAGTAAATCAGCCTACCGGGAATGTCGGTGCTGGATATGAGGTGATGCAGAACAATGATGGTGGTGACTACAATGTAATGCTTGGGTTTCAGGTAGGAAAAAACCTTGGAAGCGTTAGCAATAAGCTGGTCATTGACAATTTCGACAATACGGTAAATCCTTTCCTTTACGGGGACTTCTCCGCTGATAGCCTTAGGGTGAACGCTTATTTGTCCGTGGAAAAGGTCGATAGCAGCGAGGAGGCTCAAAACACGATTTGGATTACCCAATCTGGAAGATTTATGAAATCGGCTGCTCGCCCGAGGATTTTGAGCGGCCAGGCAACTCTTGACTTTCCGAGTACGGCATCTGCAAACCAGTCTGAATTGACCGTTACGGTTACTGGCGCTGCCGTTGGTGATGCCGTTTCTATTGGCGCTCCGGTGGGATCAATTCTTGCAAATGGCGTTTACACTGGATATGTGAGTGCGGCAGATACGGTAACAGTTGTTTTTTTCAATGGAGCAAGCGGGCCTTCGCTGGACCCGGCAAGCGGGGTATTCAATGTTCGCGTCATTAAATAATGAATCATGAAAAAGACAAATAAAAAGCCCAATCCAATGCTGTTTTTCGCAATAGTTTGGACCATTGTAATATTTGTCGTCCATGTTCTCCCGCAAAAAGCAGTCAATAGTATTTTTAGCTGGATCTCTGCTATTTTTTGATGGCAAACGAAACTCAATATAAATGAAGCGGTTACTCAACATCATATTTTTCTTTTCGCTACTTCTTTCGTCCAGCGTGTTTGGGCAAAGTATTATTCAGCCGGACAGGGCGGTAGTGAAGGAGAATTTCAGGCCGCCTCTTGATACGCTTATCGCTCCCGTATTTTTGGGAGAGCTGCGTACCAGGACTGCGGACAGTTCAATCTACATATCAATTTCTTTGACCGCTCCGAAGAAATGGATAAAAGCATCTGGATCTGGAGGGGCAGATGGGAACAATTACCCAACGGCTTTAAGCTTCAATCAGTCAAATGACACCCTTACCCTTTCTTTATTTGGCAGGCCAAGCCTGAGTACCGCCATACCAAGGGCGGTATATGACGGGTCAGAAACAAAGATTGGTGCCGGAACAGGCGGGGTTATCGTAACCGGGCTCGGAACTACTCCAAGCCCGTATTTGATTTCAGTCCCGTCCTATAATGGATCAGAAACAAAGTTGTCTGCCGGGCCACGGATCTCTATTAGCGGGAGCGGCACTATACCTCAGCCATACCTTATTACCGCGGCCGATACGGACAGTTCAAGGTATTCGACCATAGCGAGGGTGATGCAAAAGATTGACAGTCTGGCGGCTCTTGCCTCCATACGGTCTATTGTGAGCGGGGACAGTTCGATACTGGTTACGTCCGGCACCGGCCCTACAGTCGATCTCAGGTCGAGGGATTCCGCGATTGACATTGTGTATATCTCTTCCGATGGGTCAGTATTGTTTGAGCATTGGGGATCTGGTGATGGGGTGGATACGATTGATGTTCGGGCATTGGCCGGTGGTCCTGGCGGGGATAATTGGGGATCGCAGGCCGTTGTTAAGGATGGCACCCTTGTTGGGGATGGAACTACGATCAGCCCTCTTGGAGTTAATCTGGCTGCAATATCCGGGCTGGCCACCTATTATACGGCAGACGGAAAGTTTACCGGGAACAGATCCGTTGACCTTGATGGGTTATATACCCAATACCTTGACACGGTTGCTGGCGTTTCTTCCATATTCAGGATCTCGCATGCTGGCATTCTGGTCCAGAAGAGCAATGCTCCTCCAATTGCCAGCGTACAGGACAGTTCTTTCATTTTCCAGTCTGGCGGCACTTATCTTTCCTCCACCACCAGAAAGCTTAATCTGGTTGCCCCGGATTCCATCTACGCCAGTTCCAGGATAACGCACCAAGGATACCTACCGATCCTTTCCCCCTTCCAGCTTACCACAAAAGCATATGTCGATAGCCTTCTTTCGACCATAAACGGTTCCGAAACAAAGATCTCGGCCGGGGCAAATGTTACTGTTACCGGTGCCGGAACGACGGGAAGCCCATACATCATATCCGCGACGGCCGGTGGCGGCCCGGCTGGCGTTACCAGCGTAAACCTCACAATGCCATCGGCATTTACGGTCCTTGGCGGCCCCATCACTTCTGCCGGCACGTTTTCTGTAACCGCAAACGGAACGGCATCGGACTACATCGCGGGCAATGGTGCCATCCTCCCTTTCCCGGCCATCCCGACATATGACGGATCGGAAACGAAAATATCTGCAGGACCGGGCATCGGTGTTACCGGATCTGGAACGACCGGCAGCCCATATGTCATAACCAATCTGTCTAGCGGGAGCGTGGTGAGCGTAGGGATGAGCGTTCCGGCAGGCCTATCGGTATCTCCCGCAACAATTACCACAAGTGGCACCTTTGCCATCACTACATCCCTGAATGGATTGGTTATAGGAACAGGATCGGGGTTCTCTACCGCGTCCGTGTCCGCTCCGCTTACCTATTCCGGCGGCAACCTTTCAATTACTCAGTCCAGTGCATCGACAAATGGTTGGATAACCAGTACCAACTTTCAGAATTGGGAATCCAAGCAGCAACCATTGCAGTTCCGGGATGAAAGCAACCCGGTTGGTGCCCTGGGTGTTGTCCGGAACGTAAACTTTGTCGGGGCCAGGATCGCGGCAAGCCTAACCGATGCCAATACCGTAACCGTTACGGTGTCTGATCCTACCCCGGACGGGAATAACTACCCCCTTTCTGTTTCAACGTCTGGAGGCCTTATTACCATCGCGCGGTCTGGATTATCCGATATTGTTGATTCCCTGACCACGACAAGGGTATTGGAGGGCAGCAGGCTATACTTTACAACTGACCGGGCCCGGCAGTCCGTTTCTGCCAGTACGGGCCTCAGCTACAATGCCTCTACCGGTGTTTTTACCAACACATCCCCCGACCAGGTTGTTTCGATCTCCGGGACCAGCGGCATATCCGTTACCGGTTCATATCCCAACTTTACAATATCCGGATCTGGAATTACAGGCATATTTTCTCAGAAATCATCCATTACTCCCGAGGGATCTTTTAACATCGCCTATGTCAAATCCCTTGGCGGGACATATGAAATTTCAGACAAGGTATTGAAGCTTGGGAACGTGAATGTCGATCCGCACAGGACAATAACGGTCAACGCAATGCTTTATGCGGATGCCTCATCCGTATTCCCTGGATTGTGGTATCATGTGGCAACCCTTCCTTCCGGGTATAGGCCCACCGGGATTGTAAACTTCTCGCTGGCCAATTACGTCCCGACCATAGGCAACCCGGCCACAACTCCAATTCGGGCCAATGACAATTCCACCGGCATAACCGGGACCGCTGGCGCAGAATATAACTCCGCGAGCGGTTATATAGATCCAGATACTGGCTATATTTATGTCAAATTGGGAACGATAGTATCGACCCCTACAAGGTCTGGTGTTTCTACGGTCCTGATACCTATTGTTGTAACTTTTTTCAATAACAATAATTAAACACACACACGAATGAAAAGGAAAATTGCATTGATCGCGCTACTCACGGCCCTATTCTCTTTTTCCCCCAAGCAGGAAGACGTAAAGTCATCCACGCAGGAAAAAAAGGTAAAGATTGAACTGACGGTAACCGGGTTGAATACCGTTCTTACGGCCCTGCAGGATCGTCCAATGAAAGAGGTTGGCGGCCTTGTCCTTGATATTATCCAGCAAGCCGAGCCTCAGCTTAAAGACACCACATCCACCAAAAAGAAATAAAAGCATTTAGGTATGAAGCGAGCATTGTTCCTTGTTTTTTTACTGGTTTCAATGGTAGGAATGTCCCAGGTTCAAACTTATTTGACCTGGGACTCTCCTCTTGGAAATTATATCCAGATAAACTCCAATCAGGGTATCCAGCGAAATGCCGGAAATACATTCGGATATGATCAGGGGGACGTTGAATCTGTCCAAACCATATCCAGCGGCGAGTCTGTTACTTTTCAGATTGGTGCGCCCGGATCTCAGTTTTATATTGGCCTTATATCATCGAAGCCGAAGGGCCAAATCGTTGCAGATAATAACGAAGATGGAACCTGGGTGGGATCTGATGCCACGGTAAAATTTGGTCAGGTCTTTGGTGTTTTCGGGAATGACAGTACCAGCGCATTTGAAGACGGTATTACAAAGGGAACAAAATATAGGGCCACGATAAATCAATGGTTCCGGATTAATTATACGGGGTCTTCCATCCAGTACCAGTATTCTACGGACAATGCCGCTACGTTCAACACCTTTTATACATCAACAAATACGGCATCTGGTTCATACTACGTCTACTTCTCTGCCTTTATTCTGAATGTTTCCCTGCAATCGATTTATAAAACTGGCGCAGGGGGCGGTAATCAGGCTCCTACCGTTTCAGCTACGGCCTCAAACAGTACCGTAACCTCCCCGGTAACAACCAATACCCTCACGGCATCAGCATCCGATCCGGACGGATCAATTTCATCCTATTCTTGGGTCAAAATTTCCGGACCGACTGGCGGCAGCATAACATCGCCTACGGCCTCTTCGACCGGAATTACCGGCCTTACGAATGCCGGGACATATGTTTACCGTGTTACCGTAACCGACAATGGAGGAGCAACGGCAACTGCTGATGTGGCTTTCTTGGTAACTGGAGCAACTCAGCAGCTTGTAAATGCTGGTCCAGATCAGGCGCTTCCCATTGGTACAACGTCTACTACCCTATCTGGGACCGCAGTAACCGCCAGCCAAACCGACCTAATTATATTTTTTGGAGAATCAAATGCATCCGGCCAGGCACCGAATACTTCTGCGACCAGCATCGAGCGGCTGCCAAGGAGTTCCGTTAAGATCTACAACAATTTCAATGGGCTGATCGAAAACCTTGATCTGGACCAGAACAATAATCTTGATGTATGCGGAATCCCGAGTACCCATGGTTGGGAAATTGGTCTGGCCGATGCGGTCGAGGCTGGACGGCTGAACAACCCTACATATCTTCTGAAAGTCGCATGCGCAGGCACCAGAATCGACCAATGGCTGAATGGCTCCGGAAACCCGTCTTGGAATGAGTTTGTACGGAAGGTGGATGACATGCTGGCCAAGATGAGTGCCCAGGGTGTCGTAAGCCCTAATATTACAATGTGGATGAGCATCGGTCTTAACGATGCTTTGCAGGGTACTTCTACGGATAGCTTTTCAGCAAGGATCAATCGTTTTACCGCGGCGGTCCGGGCAAAATACGGCTCAGGAATCAGGGTCTACATGACGCAGTTCCATAGGTATAGGGCAGACTTTGGGGAAACGGCACCGAGCGCCAATGGCCATCCATACAATGCGGTGATCGATGCGATTGATGCTGGAGATCCGCTACTGTCCATTGTGGAAACTTCGGACGCTCGGTGGATCGGGTATGGCGTTGATGATCCGGTGCATTGGGACTACTCCGGCATGAAGCTTATTGCGGACCGGATGGTAACTGGAACAATCAATAACCGGCCCGGAAGTACTGTAACTTGGACAAAAGAGAGCGGGCCATCCGGTGGAACAATCGCCTCACCTAACCAGCTTGTTACGACAGTAAGCGGCCTGAATAGCGGCAATTATGTCTACCGGCTTACGTCCGGATCTCAATTTGATGAGGTGACTATCGCGGTCGGCCAGAGCAGCTCCAACATCGTTACGACCATTATCCCGGAATCCGATCCAGAGATCATGCGACATTTGGGGGGTGCGGAAGATTGGTTCGGGCAGAACACGGTCGCGCTCCCAACCAATGCGAACAAGCAGCTTCCAAGATCAACTTATAAGCGTTTCAACTGGTATGAACTAGAAACGGCCCAAGGGGTTTTCAACTGGCCGGAATTTGACCAGTTTTTCATAGACGCAATAAACAATGGCCAGACGGTTTCATGGGGAGTAATGACCATGAATGAAAACACCGGCGCTGGCCGTCCATTTGTGGGAGGAGCCTGGCTGAATTATCCGGTTTACCTACATAACCTAATGCAGGCTGAGGCGGTCAATAGCAGGCCATGGCAGTACACCAGCGGAAGCACCAATTTTTGGGTCCCGAACTGGAATAGCCCGAACTTTCTTGCCCGGACGAAAGCCCTGTACGATTCCCTGTATAACCGGATGAATACCAGAACACACAATGGGATTCTATTTAAAAACATCGTTGATGTGGTTGAGGTCCGGCATTATGGCCAATGGGGCGAGTGGCATGCTGTGAATTACGCTTCTCAGCCAACTGATTACCCGACCGGCCGGCAACCGACCGTGGCAACGCTGGATTCTATCATCAGCTATATTGTCAAGGGGAATCCAGACTTGAAAACAACGATAATTATTTCGGCCTTTGATGCTTACCGACTGAGTAATGTATGGAACGATCCTGCCGTGGCAAGGTTTGCCCTCACCATCCAGAATCAAGCTGGTTTCGTTGGCTGGAGGAAGGACCATTGGGGCGATGCGGATCTTTCTTCGACATATGACTATAACTGGACCAATCTTAATGATCGCGGATATACCGCCCCAACTGTTTCAAATCAGCAACCGGGTGGCAGCTTTGTGGCTTTCGGTATTGATACGGCTACGATGAACCGCTGGAAGCTAGCGCCGATCACCGGGGAGCCCCCTGGATACCGGACCGAGGATACTAGGGGTGATATGGCCAATTTGCCCAAGGAGGTCCGTTTCTGGCGGGCGGCATCGTTCGGCAACGGTAATATGAGCCAGAGTTACGGCCTGCCGCAGCCATGGGGATTTGCTGAGGATAGCGTTCGGCTGGCCTCTAAGATCGCTGGCCACCGCCTGCAGATTGAGGGTGGCACCATGACGCAGACCCTTGTTACCGGGGCCAGCTTCTCGATCACCCTGAACTGGAGGAACGCGGGCCTTACCCCGACATACGACAAATACGATGTGATGCTGGAACTTCGGAACGGCTCCGGACAAACCGTGTGGAGCGATACATCCTCCTTCCAGCCATACCTTTTCCTGCCAGCCAGCACGGCAACGCCTATTACCGACAATTTCACCCTGACTTCGATCCCGGTAGGTGTGTATAATCTATTCATCCGGATCGTGGATAAGAAAGGGTATAGGACCCCGCTACCGCTGGCTATTCAGGGCCGGACAGGGGACGGAAGTTACCAGATCCGGTCGGGCGTTCAGGTCGCGGCTGGTGGCACCAATCAGGCACCTACGGTTGCGATCAGCGGTACGGCCACCGTAACCCTTCCAGCTACCAGTACCAGCCTGACGGCATCCGCTACTGACCCGGACGGGACCATATCCTCCTATTCCTGGACGCAAGTGAGCGGGCCCAATACGGCCACAATCGGATCTCCCTCAGCCGCGACAACGACCCTTACTGGCCTTGTGCAGGGCAGCTACAATTTCCAGGTCCTTGTTACGGACAATGGCGGCCTTACCGCGACCGCGAATAGGGTAGTAACCGTCCTGCCGGCAGCCACGGTTAATGCTGGCCGGGACAAAACGGTTTATGTCAACAAGGTGGTCCTGCAGGGCACCTATCCGGCAAATACGTCGAGCGTGGCATGGACCAAAATATCTGGCCCGGTTGCCGGGACGATTGTAGATCCTGCTTCGGCCAAGACGGACGTTACCGGACTGACACCGGGAACATATGTCTTCCGGCTGACGGCAACGGTTGGAGGTCAATCATTCACCGATGACATAACCATTACGGTATCCAATTCGAGAAACCGGAGGGTTAGGTCCATAAATGTTCAATAATGGCTACGAGTTACAATGACATTTTCGATGCCGGGCAACCGTGGGATTTCAGGCTGACCGTCTACGATGACAAGTGGGAGAAGCAGAATGTATCGACCTGGCAATTCCGGATCGCAATAAAGAAGCCGGATAATTCCTATCTGTACGATATACAGAACGGGGATATTCTCCGGCCGTCTACCAGCAGCATTTACTATAAGCTGGATGCTGCCGAGGTAGATGCAATACCGGCCGGGGAGTACACTTTCTCGCTCTTCGTTACCAATGACGAGGCTATTGATGATGAGATGATCAAAGGAATTATTGTAAAACCATGACGTACAATCTGGTCATAAGCAAGGCTCCTGTCTATAACATGGTTGTCGGCGCAAATTCCGGCATAAATGTTAGTATCCAGAAGCAAAATCCCATTAACATTGTAATCGAGAAGAGCGGGAACGGCCTATACCAGAGGAAGATCTTTATAGGACCAACCCCGCCGCCTCCCGGCATGTTGGAGCCGGACGATTTTTGGTTTCAAACATTTGATTAACAACAAAAACATGATTTATGCCCGCAGGTAAATGGAAAGCATATGACTTGGCAAAGAAATACCTTGCCGACGGTACATTCGATCTGGATGATACTACAAACTGGAAGCTTGCCCTGTTTCTGTCAACGTCAAACGCCAATACCCTTGGCGGAACCAATGATGTGTACGGTGATCTCACCAATGAGGTTGCCAACGGGAATGGTTATGTTACCGGCGGTGTTGCCCTGACTGGCGTAGCGTTCAACCATGCTACCGGAACGGCTACCTTTCAGGCGAACAACGCAGCGTTCACCGCATCCGGGGGCAGCATTACGGCTCGCTTTGCGGTAATCTACAAGGATGCTACCGTGAACGGTATTGTGAAACCGCTGCTTTGCGTATGCCTGCTGGAGAATCCGGCTGCAGACGTAACCGTTACGGCTGGCAACACCCTGACCATTACCCTGAATACCGGCATCATTACCATTTCTGGTGGCAACGTCGATTAATAGCACATGGCTCTTGCAGAAAAGACAGTCCGTTTTGTTTTCCCCGTAAGGAAAACTACACTCGCCACGAACACCACCCTTGCCACGGCAACGGAGCATGATTTTGGCGATATAACTATCCAGTTACCTGAATCGTCGAAAACATTCAGGAGTGTTGTGGTTCGGCTCACGCACCGGATGGGTACAACCACGACTGCAAGAAGGTTGGATGGAGTTCGGATTGGTGTCCAGATTGATGCGGTTTCCCCTGCGGGTAATGACGCAACAGGAACGGGTGTTGCTGCAACAGGTGATCCATACTCCCATGTGATAGACTACGATGCAACCGCCCACTTTGTAAATAACTATTCCGGGACTAGTCATACATTTGGTGTCACTTGTCGATACGAGCATGATGTTGCTGACGTTGTTTATCAGATCACATGCGAGGTGTTCATCACCTATACTTACCAAGACACAAGCGCAGATCAGATAAAAACAGTATCGCTTCCGCTCGAAGGTTTGACAACATGGGCTACAATAACCGCAAACACAAACATTCGCGGAACTGCTGCGGCTGGACAGATACCAGCACTGGATACATATCTTCCGGAAGGAGGGAAAGTTTATCGACAAATATGGCTTGAAATATCTGCGACCGATGGAGGTGCTGCTACAACAGACTTCAATATAAACTATTCCATTTCAGGAAGCACGACGGAAGTTGGCGCAACAATCGAACAGGGTCTTAACGGTTCTGCAAGGTGGTATGACCTTTGGAACATTACAAGCGTAATCAATACTGCGTCTGTGCAAGACTTTCAGGCATGGAGTTCACTTGCTAACACGTTTGAGGGGCTGCATGCCGTTCTTCATATCACATACCAATTCAACCTTGCGTCCACGACGAGGGTGATGAACTCGGTAAGGCTGGCTATCAATTCCGATTTCGGAATGATTATGGGTACTGCATCCACGGCAAGGCAAGTATATGACAATGAACTTGTAATCAACGAGCCGGGAACGATCACCATAAAACAAAGCGGAGCCCAGGTTTTTTACGGTATGACATCCGGCACCAACGTAAGCCTTCTTTTCGAGGGAGCCGGTAAAGCTGGCGGGGCGCAAACAACATTTAGAACGTATGTTGGAAATGCGCTTACTCATGCTGGAAGCAGATGCATTTTACATAGGCTTGACCTTGCGCACGGAGGAACTGCGCTGACGCTGGCAAGGGGAAGAAATGTTATCAGAATGTCGGTGTACTCTTCGTCTGCAACAAATGCCGTTCAGGGATTGTCTGGTTGGTATTATATCAACTACGAATCGGATGTATCTTCTGCTGGTATAGGCGCTCACAACAGGAGTGTTATGTATCATCTTGGTGGCGGGTTTAACCAAAACGTTTCCGGTGCGGTCAATCAGGAGTTTGCTACCGCCAACCAAAGAACTCCGATTATTTCGCAAGCCGATTACTACCTGTCTGGCGTTGCGTGGGAGTTCCATAGCTTTACCTCTACGGCAAACTTCGTGAACCTGTATGCCGAAGTGCTTTCTGGAGAAAGCGGTAAGGGGGATGGATGGGCTAAAGTAAAATCATTCTCGCATGGTCAACAGGCTGAGGTTGGCTGGATTACCAATATTTGCGATGATGAAAATGATTTTGTCAGAAAGTACCCGAACGATCTGTACCGACCGAATAGGAGGAATATTCTTCTGAACATTGAAACTGCAAGGATTTATCGGTATGTAGGTAATGCAATTCTCCATCCGTCTATCAATGTATGGCTAACGATGCATAACATTACCGGCACCGTTGCGGCCAGCGTATCAGGCTCCGGTGGTAGTACGGTTAATATATCACTTATTTCTGCTGATAGGAACATAGTCCTTGACAAGACTAGCCGCGTAGGCAACGGTGCATATTCATTCACATGGTATGATCTGACCGAACAGGTGTTCACCGAAGCCAGGGAGAACGGGGTTCTGATCGGAAGGTCAGATACCTCAACTCCTGTATAGATGGCGATATTCGACATACAATTACGGGACAACAGGGTTAATCTTCCGTTTGATTCGGATGCAGATACGTTTTGCACAAACTTTGGCATTACCGATAATGCTATCAAGGCAAACATCAATTTTCTTGTAAAGGCCTTGAAGTTTTATGGCCTTTGGTCGCTGGCTGATGCAATTTATCCTATTGCCGGAGGCACTGCCGCTACGCATAAGGGTAATCTGAAAAATCCACTAGATACCGACGCTGCTTTCCGAATGACATTTTTTGGAGGGTGGACACATGCTGCAACAGGCATGACACCCAATGGAACTACCGGGTATGCAAATACGCATTACACCCCATCGGTTCAGCGGTCAAACGGATTTATGAGTGCGGGTGCTTATAGCCGCACCAATATAGATTCAGATACTCCCCTATTTTCAGCAAACTCAAACTTTAACGGCCAGTTTACTGAAATAACGCCAAGAGCGTTCAATGCTGCATATCTGGCCACATCATCTGCAACTCACGTTCAGATCGCATGTACCGACAGTCGAGGGTGGTTCCTTACATCAAGAGAAGGATCTACTGATATGTGGGGACAGGTTGATCAAACACAACTTGGAAGTTCGTATGCTACCGCAGTCCCAACCGTAAGCATATATTTTGGAGCGAGGAACGTAAACGGAAGTTCCGTTGATAGGTATTCTACAAGAGAAATTGCATTTGGATGGTTTGGCGCACCACTCACTGAGGCGCAAGGCTTAACTCTTCGCAGGATTGTTCAGGCTTATCAAACCAGAATGGGTCGGCAGATTGGTACTGCTGACTATATGTACGAACTGGATGCATTCGAGCTGGCCTTATATGTCATGGGCGGGACTAGTGCCCGGTGGAACTTCACGAAGACACCATATGCGGTTGCCGGTAACAATAACATGGTTGCTGGACCTACTGTTGGAAACCTTTCGCAAACAGATCCGGCTACCGGATGGACGCTAATCACAAATGGTGGTGAGTGGGAGCCATACTTAGGATCGTTCCAGGCTTTGAACAATGGAGAAGGTGGATCAAGCGCCGGGTCACCTACTTATACCACGTTCAGCGCAGAAGAATTGCAAGGTGGATTTCTTCAAGCGGGACATACAACGGAAAGCGGCGGTAAGTATCCTTTTGAGTTTACTAATCTTCCGGCTGGAACATATAAGCTATACTTAATTGGATCTATAAAATCAACGATTAACGGGAACGTGCCCAATGGTCGTTTTAAGGTAAAGTTTGGCTCCGCTGCTCCTACTACCCAAGGTATTGCTCAACAGAGCAACTATACTACTCCTGCTCTTGTTTTTGAAGGAACGATAGCGGAAGGAGAAAAAATCGAGTTTGGTCCATATACACTTACTGAAAGTAATGGTGATGCGACGATATGTAACTGTCTTTTAATTGAGAAGATTGAAACGACAAACATTACCAAGAATCCTGGAATTGGCCAGGTGGTAATTACTGGTATTGCTCCAGCTATTTCAAACCCACGGTTGGTCAATCCGGGCATTGGTGCCGTGGCGGTTACGGGTATCGTTCCGGGAATAGCCCAATCACAGGTTTTATCTCCGGGGATCGGGGATGTTCTGGTTACTGGTATTGCTCCGCTGCTTTCAAGGGCAATTACCCCCGGAATAGGTGCCGTTCAGGTTACCGGTCTTGCTCCAGCTTTGATCCGGGCAATAACTCCCGGCATTGGCGAAGTGGCCGTTGGCGGTATTTCTCCGTCCCTTATCCTTGGCGTATCCCCCGGTGCCGGGTCCGTGTTGCTTACCGGCATCGCTCCGGGTATTTCGATCTCGGACAACAAGATCTTGAATCCGGGATTATCACAAATAGCCATAACCGGTCTGGTGCCGGTCATTGACAAGGCTTTGGCTCCCGGTATCGGATCTATCGTTGTGGGGGGCATATCACCGGCTTTGGGCCTTTCCATAACTCCGGGTGCGGCAGCGGTCATCGTAACTGGTCTGGCTCCGACCGTTGGCCTGCCGGGATCTATCAATCCGGGGATCGCTCAAGTTCTTGTTTCCGGCCTGAATCCGGGCATATCGGTTACGAATAACGTATATGTATATCCCGGAATATCAAGCATATTGCTGGATGGATATGCGCCGGCACTCGATCTCCTTATCAATCCGGGTCCGTCCGGCATTCTGGTGGATGGTATTGCCCCGCTGATCATCCTGCCAAGAATCATAGAGCCTGGGCTTTCGCAGATACTTATTACTGGCATCCAGCCGGGCGTTACGGTGGTCCCGTTCGGTGCCAAAATAAAGGTGTGGGATGGCGTTCAATTCAAATCTGGATTGTTAAAAGTGTGGAGGGATGGCCAGTTTAAAGACGGGACTCTTTGGCGTTATATGGGGGATGGAAATTTCCAGTAAAAAAGGGTGCATTTGGATTTTCAATTTCTATTTTCGTAAAAACATACAGTCATGAAGTTTTTTGAAATGCTCGATGTAAATCTCATCCACCTTTTTTACGCCTTCCTTGGCGTACTTATGCATTTCCTCAAAACCTGGTTGGCCGCGGTACGCAGGAAAGAGGTGTTTTTCAAGCAGGAAACGCAGATATACTATATCCTGAACTGCATCACGGCTTTCGCGGTTACGGCTATTGGCGCAGACATGCCCCCGGATGTGTATGTCCCATCGCCGGCATCTGCGCTGCTGGTCGGTATTTCTGCTCCTTCTATCCTGTCCGGGTTTATGCGGTACAAAGCGCCAGGGGAAAACGTATCCGAGGAAACGGACATACTCAAAATCACCAAAGATTCCAGAACAACAAATCAACAACCATGATTACAAAAATGCTCATTCTCGTTCTCTGCTGGCTGGTAGGATATGCAATCTCAGCCCTCTTGTCTTGGTACACATCCAAGGACGGATTCTCCGTGAAGGATCTGCTCCCGCAAATGATTCTGTCCGTAGTTATCGGCATTGTCGCAAGCTTCTTTGTGGCAAAGATTGACCTGAACGACTGGATCGTGTGGGCGGCGTTCATCTTCTTCGGGTTTATCTCCGAAACCATCATCAAGTTTATCGCTAAAAAAGCCAAGCAAATCAACGGAGAATGAAAACGATCCTGACTGGCATACTATTCATCTTTCTGGCATCGTCCTGCGTTACGGCCTCCAAGGTCGATAGATGGCTGGACCGGCACCCGCTGCATGAAGCAACCCGGTGCGCCGATAAATTCCCCTGCGTTACGACCGGGATTGATGTGAAGGTGGATAGTACGGCCTACAAAAAGGCTCTGGATAGCGTCCGGGTAATGATCGATGCCCTGGATTCGCTTATCCGCTCCAGGAACAACATCCCTGTCGTTCCTGCCCGGCCGGTGCCCGATGAAGATCCGGTTGCGGTCCCGGTGGTATATGCAGATGGCATAGAGCCCCTGCTCAGGGAGCTGGATGCCCTCAGAAGGCTGGTATCCCGCATACCGGCCGTTACCATTGACACGACCAGAAAGATTAAGGATTCGGCTGAAACAAAGAAGCTTCTTTTAACAGTAGATCTATACAAAGACTCAACAAATTATTTTAGGGGACAGGCCAACACTTTTGAAAAGCAGGCTACGGTCGCAAAATCAAAGCTGAGAAGCCTATGGACTGGTATTATTTTCATCCTGCTATTGCTGATCGTTATTGCGGTCTTCATCATGCGGGCGAAGGGAGTTTTATCTCTAATACCGTTCAACCTATTCAGATCAAAAAAAGTATAACAGTAGGGCATATGACTGAAAGGCTGGTAATTTTCATCGCTGGTCAGTTTATCGCATTTTTTGTGGCGCTGGCCAAGATCTACTCCGACCAACAGGCAAAGAACCGGGAGTTTGAATTGGAGATCCGTTCCCTGAAATCTACCGAGGACGAAATGAACCGGAAGATGGATCGGCTACTCAGCGAGATCATTGAAATTAAGTTGACATTAAAAGACAAGCAGAACAGATGACAAGCGGAGAATACATTGTGCAAATCGCCAGGAAGTACCTTGGTATTCAGGAATTGAAGAACAATTCCGGATGGTCCGACAAAGTGTTTCAGAAACGCATGGAGGATGTTGGCTGGAAGGTCGGTGAATCGTACTGCGTCTATTGGGCCGAACTGGTATGGAAGGAAGCATATGCCCTGCATCCGGCCATGCTGAAAAGGCTGGACGAACTGTTTTCCGGATCTGCTACCCGGACCCACAAAAACTTTTCTCTGGCGGCAAGCGAATTTAAGCTTCACCCTACCATCCCGGTGCCGGGTGCCTTGGCTATCTGGAGGTACGGGAACGGCTGGATGGGGCATGCAGGGATCGTTACCGAGCCGGAAAAGGTGAAGTTCCATACCATTGAGGCTAATACCAATGCCTCCGGTGGCCGGGAGGGGATCGAGATCGCGGGAAAAACTCGCCAGGTTGGATTGCCGTATAAGGCAAAAGGGTTAAATTTACTCGGGTTTGTTTACCCACCCAATTTGATTGGGAAACCTTAAAAATCAATACCATGGCAAAAGGAAAGAAAAAAGGCGGCAAAAAGATTTGTTAAGCCCCGCCCCCTCACGGGCACCCGCCGCTCGGCGGGTTTTTTTTGCCAATTCCGAATTAGGTTATAAATTTACAACCATGAGTAACAACAAGAACAACAGGCCAGCCAGGGCGATAGGCCAACTGGAACTGACTGAGATAACTACTGCATGGGAGAATATCCCCCATGGCGGCAAAGGGAAGGTGGTGGAAGCTGCCGGCATTTCATGGGCATCGATCCACAATATCCTTGGCGGGAAGAACGCTGAGATAAAGTCTATCAGGAGCCTTCGGGTGGCACTCGGACTGAGTGCCGATCCCATGGAATCCTGAATTTCTGAAACACACAACCGGGGAGGGACCTCCTCCCCACCGAATTAAAAACCACAACATACAATGGGAGCGACTACGAACGACAAGAGCCAGCTACTCTACCTGAACAAGGGGAGATTCAATTTCCGGATTGACGATAAAACATGGGGGTCCCATGAGGCATGGGAGGGTTATATCCGGAACGTAACATGGAAATTCATCGAAGGGAAGGACAACAGGCCCGGCTACGAGGCCATCAACCTTCACATGGATGACGGGCAAGAAAAGGCGGTTATTACATGCCGGTTTGATTCCGGGTATGGCCGCGGCATCGCTCAGACGCTTTTTGGAGCGGACCTGAATCGCCCGGTAAAGGTATCGGCATCTTACTCGGAAGAGAACGGGGAGAAGCGCGGCAGCTTTTTCATGAATCAGGGCGGCCAGTCGATCAAATGGGCGTTCACTAAGGACAAGCCTAATGGAATGCCCGAGGCAAAGGTTTATGAAATCCCCGGAAAGCCACCGGTGATTGACCGGACCGAACAACTGGCATGGCTGAAAGCAAAGATCCAGTCGGAAGTTCTCCCGAAGATCCCGCATGCGTTATTCCTGAACATGGGGGCTCAACCCATGGCGGCCAATTCCCTTCCCGGATCTCAGGCCGTCCAGGATGTACGGGCCGCAATGGCAACGAAGGCCGCTGGACCGTCCATGGCCGATGATGCTATTCCTGATGACGATCTGCCCTTCTGATAATGAAAACCGCCGTCAAGATTATCCTTTTGGTGATATTGTCGGCGGTTTTTACCTTACCCTATGCAATTCTTGTTTATGCTCGAAGACAAGTTCTCCTATCGTGGGAACTTATATGCCGCTGCAGGAGAAAAATGCAGGATCGTTTCAAAGTATGGGGAAGTGTATATCGTAGAAAGTCCGGGCGGCATTCGATTCTCAGTACACGAAAGCAAAACCACGACCGACCATGACAAAGCAATCCCTCAAAGCCCTGTCCCAACGGGCAGGGAAACCAAAGACCCCTCTTTACATTCCAAGGGAATACATCGAAAAGCCGCTGGAGGAAAGGGCAGAAATATTCCTGGCGCACCTCCGGGAAGTCTGTTCTAACGAACCGCCGGTCCGGATCAAGGCATTCTATGACTACTGGACCGCTCCCCTGCAGGACGCTCCCAACGTCATGCGGATGGAAGCCGAGGATACATGGTCCACTAAGGGACGCATGGCGACATGGAGGCGATTTGAAAGCGTTACTCACGATACCCCTCAGACTCGAATTATCAAATGATCAAGATTGACTCCTTCATCATCAATCCGGAAACCAAGAACTTTGGCGAGATCATATCCCGCCCATCGTCGATGCTGCTGGACCAGTTCCTTATCTTTAATC